ACGATCAAACTACTGTCTACTGGACTAATAATGAAGACGTTCAAGTAGTCACAGGATGCTTTCGAGGTAACCTCACACAGTTTAAGAAGGCTGTGAAAGAAAGGCATGGAGAAAATGAGTATGCACAGCAATACTTAAAATTTATTCGAAAAGTAAACCAATATAGAAGCATTGAATGAGATATTTTATAATAGCAAAACCAAATGAAAACTACATTTGGAAAAGTACATTTAAACATTGTACTATAAACGCAGTACTTGAGGATGAACATATTTCTTTCCTCGAATACTTTAACGGGCGAGTAAATCCTTTATCCGAGGAATTAGTATTATCACTATTTCCTATTGATGTAACGTTAAGAGATCGTCCATTTCTCATAAAAGAAAATGAAATATTCTATACTATTCTAAGACGTAAAAATCCTAGATATAAAGAAAAATATTCATTATTTTTAGAAAAATTAAAAACAAGAAAAATAGTAAGGAGGAAAATAAAATGACAAAACAAGAAAAAGTACTTTGGATAAATATAATTGGCTTTATTCTAGATGAAGATGTTCAAGATAATTTAACAAGATCAAAACAAATTTCTTATTTAGCAAGAAAATATAAAATAGAAAGAAAATATAAAATAGAAGAAAATACTCAAAAAATGACTGAACAAAAAAAAGCCATGGACTGGTGGTCTTCATTATCTATTGAAAAAAGAAAACGGTTATTACATTGATGACCAAAACAATAGCTGGTCAGAAGAAGTTTATAAAGAATTTAAAAGGAGAAAAATATGAAAACATATTTTGTAATAAAAGACAAAACCGCAGGTAGTCATAATGGTATAACTAAAGAATATATTGATGAAAAAGGTAATGGTACATCATTACTTGAAAATGCAAAATTTTATGAAACTTTTGCAGAAGCTCAAAAAGTTATAGAAGATAATTCAATTGAAAATGAAGACCCTTTTAAAATCTTATGGAATGAATGGGCTTATGTATCAGAAGAAGAAATTTAAACTATATGAAAACCGCCACACTTGCAAAAGATTCTAATGGGAGGAGATTAATTAAATTGAAGTTTCCTCCTAATAAAAAGGATATTGCCAATATGAAAACACTTACTATTAGAAATTATCATAGTAGTATTGATTGCTGGTCTATTCCTCTTACTAAAGAAAATTTGAAAAAAGTAATGGAATGGGATTTTATCATTGACAAGAGATTAGAAGCATTTCTTTTAAACGATATAGATGAGAAATATATAGTTCCCGGTTTAAAAGGTACACTTCGATCATTTCAAAATATTGGTGTCCAATTTATCGAACAACACAATGGTTGTTGTTTAATTGCAGATGAACAAGGCCTTGGCAAGACAATAGAGGCAATAGGATATTTACAACTTCATCCAGAAATGCGTCCTGCACTTATTGTAATGCCTGCATCGGTAAAAATAAATTGGGCAAGGGAAATTAAAAATTGGATGAATCCCGTTCCACATATTCAAATCTTAAATGGACAAACACCTTATGAAATACTAGGAAATATTGTTATAGTTAATTATGACATATTGACATATTGGACAAAGGAATTAGTCAAACAAGAATTTAAAATAATGATTCTTGATGAAGCACATTTCATAAAAAACAGTTCAACAAAACGAATATCTGCAATAAGGAAAATTAAAAAAAATATACCTCATAGAATTGCATTAACAGGTACACCTATTGAGAATTGCCCGTATGAATTATTTAATGCTATAAATTTTGTTGATCCAACTATATTCCCAGATCAATGGGCGTATATATGGGACTACTGTGATCCTAAAAAAGATGAATGGGGATGGAAATTTAATGGTGCAGCAAATACCGCAGAATTGCATCAAAAATTAATTTCTACGATAATGCTTCGTAGACTTAAGAAAGATGTATTACCTGAACTTCCTGAAAAAATAAGAACAATTGTTCCAATTGAATTAGAAAATAAAAAAGAATATTCCAAAGCGGAAGCAGATTACAAATCGTTTGTAAAAGCAAATTTAGTTAATGGTCATATTGATTCAAAAGCCTTTTTAAATGCAAAAGCAAGAACAGAAGGATTAAAACAATTTGCTGTTCAAGGTAAACTCAATGGGGTTGTTAAATGGATTGAGGATTATCTTGAAACTGAAGGAAAACTCGTTATTGTCACTACACATACATTTGTGATAAACCTATTGATCAAATCATTTCCAAAAATAGCAGTAAAACTTGATGGTTCAGTAATCGGAGCAAAGAGACAGGAAGCAATTGATTCCTTTCAAAATGATTTGAATACTAAATTATTTATTGTAAATTTGAAAGCTGGAGGAATTGGAATTACCTTGACAGCAGCAAGTAATATGCTTGTAGTAGAATTAGGTTGGAATCCAAAACAAATGGACCAAATGGAAGATAGGATTCATAGGATTGGTCAGACGAAAGGGGTAAACATTTATTATGCTATTGCAATAAATACTATCGAAGAAAAAATAGCAGAACTACTTGATGCAAAAAGAAAGATAGTTGATGCAATTACAGATGGAATAGAAACTGAAAATGAATCTTTACTAATAGAATTAATGAAAGAATATCTATAAATTATATTAACTAATACTTTTAACTATGTCAGTACAAATTTTAGGACTTATGTCAATGATTGCTAATACCATTCCACAAGAATTTTTAGTAGCACAATTAAAACACGCCCCAACCCCCATGAAAAATCGATTATGGAAGGAGGGAATGAGAAGGAAGAAATTGAAAAATTAGGACCGTTCTATATGATGGTTTTAATGAAAATAGAAGGGTCAGATCCATTTAAAATAATGGAAGATATTGAAGGTATAGAAAGAGTGAGGAATTTATTAAATCCAAATGCATCTTAAAACAAAATAAACTTAAACCAATGAAAAAAGAAAACGGTTATTTTATTGATGACCAAAATAATAGATGGTCAGAAGAATTCGAATCAGAAGAATCAGCACGGCTGAAAAGTCTGACATTGATTGAGTGCAAATATTGCACAGAGTGCAGAGATTGCACAGAGTGCAGAGATTGCACAGAGTGCAGAGATTGCAGATATTGCACAGAGTGCAGAGAGTGCACAGAGTGCAGATATTGCAGATATTGCAAATATTGCACAGATTGCATAGGTTGCACAGAGTGCAGAGAGTGCACAGATTGCAGATATTGCACAGATTGCAGATATTGCACAGATTGCGGATATTGCACAGAGTGCAGAGGTTGCACAGAGTGCACAGATTGCAGAGGTTGCACAGAGTGCAGATATTGCACAAATTGCACAGATTGCAGAGAGTGCACAGAGTGCAGATATTGCACAGATTGCAGAGGTTGCAAAAACTACAAAGAAAACCCTCAACGTTTAATCTCTCCTAAAATTGGTTCAAGAAACGATCAAACTACTGTCTACTGGACTAATAATGAAGACGTTCAAGTAGTCACAGGATGCTTTCGAGGTAACCTCACACAGTTTAAGAAGGCTGTGAAAGAAAGGCATGGAGAAAATGAGTATGCACAGCAATACTTAAAATTTATTGAACAAGCAAAATTTAATATTAATTTATGGATATAATTCGATTATATGAAGATTATTCTATTCCAATAGCTGAACAAGGTAATAAACATTGTACTCCTGGTTGGATAAATACACACTGTCCATTTTGTGAAGGTACTCAAAATTATCATTTAGGATATAATATGCATTATAATTATTTTACATGTTACAGATGTGGATTTCATTGGATACCTATAACTATTTCTAAACTTCTTGAAATAAGTGAAACCGAAGCAAAGAAAATATTAAAACAGTATGGGAATACAATATCTCACAAAGAATCTATTGTAAAAATAGGAACTAAACCTTTTAAACTACCAAGTAATTCTCTTTCTTTGCAAATAAATCATAAAAAATATTTAGAAAATAGAGGATTTGATCCTGAAAAACTAGAACGAGAATTTGGATTACTTGGTACAGGTCCAATTAGTAGGATTAAAGATAAAAATTATAATATAGATTACCGATTTCGTATTATAATCCCATTTTATTGGGAAGATAAAATTGTGTCGTTTGATTCAAGAGACATTACAAATCAGCACATAGCAAAATATATGGCTTGTCCAAAAGATCGCGAAATTATTCCTCACAAATCAATTCTATATATGAGCCGTTTCTTGCCGCAAGAGCAATTCAAGACTGCAATTTGTGTTGAAGGTCCCTCCGATGTATGGCGTATGGGACGATCTTCATTTGCTACGTCAGGAATTGGGTTTACTACCGATCAAGTACATATAATATCAAAAATGTCGTTTAAACGAGTCGCAGTAATTTTTGATGGACCTAGCGAAACTTCAAAAGAATTAGAAGCACATAATAAAGCAAGTATTCTAATAGGTGAATTAAAATTTAGAGGAATAGATGCTTTTAGAATTAAAATTAAAGGAGATCCAGGATCAATGAAACAGGAAGATGCAGATTATTTAGTAAAACAAATATTAACTTAAAATAAAAAATATGATGACAAAAAGTAAACAATGGATTTGTAATTCTCCAAATTTTCAGAATACTCCTAAACCTACTGAAACAGAAAAAGAAGATTGGTCTTTGGTAAAATCTTACATTACTTTCTCAGATCCCCCACATCTAAGATATTTAAATGTAGAATCAACTGAAGTACTCCGAAAAGGAAACATTAATTTTTTAAGTACTTTAACATGGAAAACTAAAGAAGAAGTAGAAAAATTATATGACAATTGCTATAATAGATTATGTTTTCATTATAAAGATTCTCTTTTTAATTCTCATGACTTACACGAAAGAACATTACTTGAAGTAAAACGATTATTAAAATAAACTTAACACCAATGAAAAAAGAAAACAACTATTACGTAGACGAAAGAAACAACAAGTGGGACATGCACTATGAATCAGAAGCATCAGCACGGGTGAAAAGTCTGACGTTGATTAATTGCACAGAGTGCACAGGTTGCAGAAATTGCAGAGAGTGCACAGGTTGCACAGATTGCACAGATTGCAGATATTGCAGATATTGCAGATATTGCAAATATTGCAGAAATTGTGCAGGTTGCACAGGTTGCACAGGTTGCACAGAGTGCACAGATTGCAGAGGTTGCACAGAGTGCAGATATTGCACAAATTGCACAGATTGCAGAGAGTGCACAGAGTGCACAGAGTGCACAGGTTGCACAGGTTGCAAAAACTACAAAGAAAACCCTCAACGTTTAATCTCTCCTAAAATTGGTTCAAGAAACGATCAAACTACTGTCTACTGGACTAATAATGAAGACGTTCAAGTAGTCACAGGATGCTTTCGAGGTAACCTCACACAGTTCGAGGAGGCTGTGAAAGAAAGGCATGGAGAAAATGAGTATGCACAACAATACTTGAAGCTAATTAATATTATAAACTATATAATTAATCAAACTTTATGAAACATACTTTAAAAGGAATAACTTCCACAAAAACAGTTTATCTAAATGGAAAGCTGATCAGTCCTGAAGAAATAAAATCTACTCATAAATATGATGTAGCTTCTTTTGACTGGGGAATTGATAACATCCATTGCACAAAACTTGCAATAGCAATTATGTTAACGTTAACTGACTCAACAACTGGATATAAATCTCTTAAAAACTGCTTACTTTTAAATTTAAATCAAAAAGAAGATTTTGATATTGAATTTGAACACATAAGTACAGCTCGAAGAAATGCAATGCGAATGGCTCACTCACATAACAAATTTTTAACTACAGAATTTCTTATGAAAAAATCAGACAAAGAGCTATGCTGTTTTGTACACCCATTTTATAGAGAAGATTGTGAAATGGAATTAGGACTACGTACTGAAAGATTAAAAAGATTATAATTTATTTGGAAGTGTAAATTCTATTTTTGATATTTGTAAAATGTTTTTGCAATGCGGAGCAAATCAACTCGAACTCATATATTCTAAATATAGTAACCTGTAAGGGGAGGCGCCGCATCGCTGAACCTTACAGGTTTTTTATTTAAATTATTCCATATGAAAAGAACTCATTTTAAATTTCCTGATGCCATTAATTGCAGTCCTAAAAAAGATTATATTACAATAAATAAAAAAATATGTGATTTAATATATAATGGAAATTTTAAAAACCCTAGTGACTTAATGGCTTTACACGTCCTTATTTCTTTTACAGAAAAAATATCAGTTACACAAATAATGTCATATTATAACTGGTCAGAAACAAAAGTAATTAAAACACATAAACTCTTAAAAGAAAAAATATGGAAAGAAATAGAGATTTTGCAAAATCTTGTATAGTTAATACTCTTCGATCAACAGCATTTCTACCTGTAAATAAAAAGTTAATCAAAGAATTAGGAATTATTACTACTGTAATTGTTTGTAATTACATTGATAAAGATACTTTTTTTACTCTTGAAAATCCTAAAAGTGATGGGTGGTTTTATTTAACTCACAACCAACAAATGGAAGAATTAAATGTTGGAGATTTTACGATTAGAAAAGTAAAACTTTTCTTAATTGAAAATGGATTTATTCAAACAAAAAAGAAAGGAATGCCAGCAAAAGAATGGATAAAAATAAATTATAGTAAAATACTTAATTTATTTCAACAAACAATTCCGTTGAAATCAACAAACAATTCCGTTGAAATCGACGACCATGGTCGTCGAAATCAACGACCATATATAAATAACAAATATATCAATAACAAAAATAACAATAAAATTAAATTACATTCTCCCTCACAGGAGGAAGCCCCAATTAAAAAACCTCTATCCAAAGAAAGAAACAAAATATACTTACCATTAGCAAATCAATTAGCAGAAATAATCACTTCCAATAAAAATATGCACCATACTCCATCTCAAATAGAAGCATGGGCAAATGAAATTAGACATATTGTAGAAACATCCAAAATATCTATTGAGCGTGTAGAAAAGGTTCTTTCATGGTATGAAAATAATTATGGAGGAAAATACATTCCAGTAGTTGAATCAGGTGCTTCATTGCGTGAAAAATTTCTTAGATTAGAAGCAGCTATGCAAAAAAATGGCTATAAAGATACTGGTTTAAATAAAAAAGCATATCAAAGTGCATTAACTAGTGATTTTCGAAATACAGATGAATGTATAACTAATATTAAATAGTATGAAAGAAGTAAATAATTTTATGAAAAGATGGCCAGAGGAAGAGCCTTTCTTTTACACCAAAGTGCTTTCTTTATTTCCATATATTGTTGGAAAAGCTTTACAAAAATTACCATTTCCAAAAGAATTAGAGAAAGGTATAGGTGAAGGGCAATACATTTGGGGACCTAATGGAACAGGGAAAACAGTGTATGCAGCATTTATGTTAGTTTCAGAGATAAAAAGTGAATTTGATTTAAAAAATAATATTTTTATCTCTTCTGTTGAATTACTTTCAAAGTTTAGAAGCAGCTATGTCAAAAATTCTTCTGAAAGTGAAATTGAAATTTTAGATAGATATAGTAAAGCAAATATATTAGTATTAGACGATTTTGGAGTTGAAAAATCAACCGAGTGGGCTTATCAAATGCTTTATTTGTTAATCAATAGGCGGTATGAAAACATGCTAACTACGATTTTCACTTCTAATTTAACATTAGGTGAGTTAGGTGAAAAATTAGGAGATAATCGAATTCCATCAAGAATACAAGGTATGAGCAAAATAATAAATATGGCAGGAAACGACTTTAGAGCAGAAAGATTATGAAAGAACGATTAGTAACATTAGAAACAGCTAAATTAGCTAAAGAAAAAGGATTTAACTGGCCTTGTAATGACTATCATAATAAAAGAGATGGAAATTATATATCAAGTGAAACCATTATGATAAGTTATCATGATTATAATTCTCAAATTAACAACACCTCTCTTCCGACACAATCTTCACTCCAAAAATGGCTAAGAGAAGTGCATACTATTTATATTAATATTAGATATTACTGTCATCCAGAAGAGGGATTTGAGGTTGGTCTTTTTCCTGAAAATATGGATGTTGTACATTTATATGATTTTAAAACTTATGAAGAAGCATTAGAAATCGGATTACAAGAAGCATTAAAGTTAATTAAATGATTGAACGCCGCTTAATTACAGGATTGATAGTTTCCACAGATTTTATTCAACAATTGCAAGGTAAATGGGATTTATCATTGTTTGAATCACCTACGGCAAAACGCATTGCTTCGTGGTGTTTGGACTTTTTTAATAAATACAACAAAGCACCTGGGAAAGAAATAACTCCAATATTCTATCAAAAAGTAAAAAATGGTTTACCTAAAAATTTAGTAAGTGATATTGAAGATATTTTAGACGGTCTATCACAAGAGTTTGAAAAAGATAGCATAAATGTTAATTACTTAGTTGATGAAGCAATAACTTATTTCAATGAGCAACATTTACGAAAGCATACAGAAAAAATAAACGGTCTAATTGAAACTGGGCAATTATTTGAAGCACAAAAAGAAGCATTATCATTTAAACCTATTTCAAAAGAATCAGGAAATTGGATTGATTTGAGTAATGAATCTGTGCTTGAAAAAATAGAAAAAGCATTTACAACTTCCAACGAGGTTCTTATTAAATTTCCTGGAGCACTTGGTCGTTTTTGGAATGATCAAATGGTTAGGGATGGGTTTGTTGCTATAATGGCTTCTGAAAAAAGAGGGAAGAGTTGGGTATTACTTGAATTAGCAATTAGGTCTGCAAAACAAAAACGAAAAGTAGCTTTTTTCCAAGCAGGTGATATGACTGAAGGGCAGCAATTAAAAAGAATAGCTGTTCATCTTGCAAAAAAGTCAAATCTTGAAAAATTTTCTGGAAAGATGTTTGAGCCTGTTAAAGACTGTATATTTAATCAAACTGGAAAATGTACAAGAGAAGAATGCAGAGGAGATTATGGGGTATTTGAGAAATTAAGTCCAGATTTTATTAGAAATGAAATAACAATCAGTGAACTTAAAAAAGCTTTTAAAGAAAACTCAGATTATATTCCTTGTGGAATTTGTGAAGATTTTGAAAGAAATAGTTGGGGGACACCTTGGCTAAAAGAAATTAATATAAAATATCCTTTAGAAAGCAATGAAGCAAAGGAAGTGATTTCAAAGTTCTTTATCAAATACAAACGACAATTTAAATTATCAACACATCCTAATGGAACGTTAACAATACGAAAAGCAAAAACAATACTCGATATATGGGAAAAAGAAGATGGATTTATGCCTGATATTATTTTTTTTGATTATCCAGATATTATGGATGATGAAACAGTCAAAGAGTTTCGCCATAAGCAAAATAAAATATGGATGGATGGTCGTGGGTTGTCACAAGAAAGACATGCATTAGTTATTTGGGTTACACAGACAGATGCAGATGCTTATACAAAGAATTTAGTTAAAATGGAAAACTTTTCAGAAGATAAACGAAAGTATGCTCACCCTACTGCTTTTTATGCATTAAATCAAGATAAAGATGGGCGTGAAAAAGCATTAGGCATTATGAGAATCAATGAGATTGTAATCAGAGAAGGTGAGTTTGATAATAATCATCAAGTGCATATTTTACAGAATTTAAAGAGAGGGTTGCCTTTTCTTACTTCATATTGGTGATAATCAACTCGTTAAAATAAAAATACGAATACTGTTTGTAAAATTAAAAATTATTTCAATATTTGTTTAATTAAATAGCTCTAAAAAATGTACACTATCTCAAAAGAATTTCGATTTGAAGCAGCTCACTTACTAAGAGGTTTACCTGAAAATCATCCATGTAGTAATTTACATGGACACAGTTATATTGTAATTTTTGAACTATCTTCAGTAATATTGAATGAAGTTGGTTTTGTGGTTGATTACAGAAAGCTTGATACGATAAAGAAGTATATTGATGAGATAGTAGATCATCAATATTTAAATCAAGTTTTTTTATTTAATCCAACTGCTGAAAATCTTGCAAAGCACTTTTTTAAACTCTTTAAAAGAGATTTTCCACAATTGAGTGCAGTAATAGTAAAAGAAACAGAAAAAACAATGGCAAAATATACACCTTTTTGTGATGAAGAAGCTTAAAGTAAATGAAATATTCCACAGCATTCAAGCAGAAGGCTATCATGTAGGTACACCTGCTATATTTATTCGACTTTCTGGATGTAACTGTGCTTGTGATTTCTGTGATACTGAATGGGTATCTTTCAAAGAAATGTCAATCGGAGAAATTTTAAAAGAAATTAGTCAGTATAAATGTGATACTATTATTTGGACAGGTGGAGAGCCTTTCTTACAACTTACTCAGGAAATTTGTGAAGTATTTGAAAGCAAAGAATATTTTCAAATGGCAGAAACAAATGGAACGATTAATACTCATTATGTGTTTGATCATATTAGTTGTTCTCCAAAAGATATGTCTAAATTAAGTTCTGATTTTAAAAATGATTTTTGTGGTGAATTTAGATTTCCTTTTGATAGTAAAAATCCTAATATTCCAAAAATAGAAGATTTAGCTGTTTGTAGTGATTACTTTATTTCTCCAATAATTGTTATGAATCCATATACAAAAGAAAGTATAGATAATATTCAAGGAGCAGTTGAGTTTGTAAAGAATAATCCAGATTGGAAATTATCAATCCAAATACATAAGTTTGCAAATTTTAAATAAAATATTCTTTTTTGAAAATAAATTTTAATGCTAAAAAATAATTGTTATATTTGTTTTTCATGGTAATTGGTTTTGTTTTAGTTGATTGATTTGTTTTTCATTTTTGAAAAAGCCAGGCTCTGCTTAAATGCAACCTGGCTTTGACAGTGAACTTAATACCAAAATTTAATATTATTAATTTAAAACTAAGAAAAGTATGGTAAATTTAAAGCAGTTGAAAAAAGCAGCAGAAGAAATTAACGAATTGCCAGGATTTGATACTGGAATTGATTTAGACGGTAGTGAAGACGTTTTAATTCAAGGTATAAAAGAAGCAAATGATTTTATCACAGACGATGATGACTTATCAGATTCCACTCGTGCAATTATTGAAGAAGTAATGTCTCCTACTGCAAAAAAAGAAAAGGAAACTGTAAAACCTGCACGTGGAAAAGTACCTAAAAAAGTAGTAGTTGAAGAGGAAACAGAAGATGAAGAACCAGAGGAAGAGGTTGAAGTTAATGTTCTTAAATTTGTCCAGGAAGCTACAACAATTAAAGAGTTAAAAGAAATTGCAAAGAATTACCCGGAATTCGAAGAAGTAAATCTAAAAATAAAAAACATTGATGAACTTCGCGATGAAATGATGGATTGTTTGCCACCTGAAGGAGAAGTTGAAGAGGAAACAGAAGATGAAGAACCGGAAGAGGAAGTTGAAGAAAAACCAGCAAAGAAATCTGTAAAGAAAGAAGCTGAAAAAGCAAAACCTGAAGGAAAAGTAAAATCACCTGTAGGAAATAAAGGAACACTTACAAAAGAAAGAGTCGCTTACATTTCTCCGTTTATTGAAAAAGGAAAATATACAAAAGCTCAATTGATGGAAATGCTTGCAAAGAAATACCCGGATGCTTCCAGTACCAGTTTTCAGACACTGCTTACTGATTGTAAAAATCCAAAATACAATGCATTCCCAAAATTGGTAGTGCAAAGTTCTGATGGCATTTACAAATTCAGTAAATAAAATATAACCCGACTATTGTAGTTCACTTTAGCCGGGTTTTTACTTTTTAATCGTTAAAATTTAACTAATTAATTATGAAAAAGATAGTTATTGGACTCTCAGGTGGAATGGATTCTGCTACATTGTTAGGATCATTATTAGAACAAAGATATGAAGTGCATTGTTGTACTTTTTACTATGGTTCAAAGCATGGAAAGTGGGAAAGTAAAGCATCTGAAGATTTAATTGATTTCTACAAATTAGATAAAAAGAAACCTGTATTTAAACATTCAATAGATCTTAGTGTTGCATTTAAAGAATTTAATTCGGCTTTATTACTAACAGGTGAAGAAATCCCAGAAGGTCACTACAATGATGAAACTATGAAAAAGACAGTAGTACCCGGTCGTAATTTAATATTTTCATCCATTATGGCAGGATTAGCAGAATCAATAGATGCAGATGAAATAGGATTAGGTGTACATGCAGGAGACCATGCTATTTACCCAGATTGCCGTCCTGATTTTATTTCTTCTTTATGGACAACAATTTTGCGCTCAACAGAAAATAAAATACGTACAAATGTACCTTTTCTAAATAAAACAAAAGCAGATATTCTTAAAATAGGATGTAGTTTAATAATTCCTGTACCTTATCAATTGACAAGAACATGCTATAGAGATCAAGAATTAGCATGTGGGCGTTGTGGAGCATGTGATGAGCGATTGTCTTCTTTTAAAGAATTAAATTTAATTGATCCAATTGAATATGAAAAGTAAATATTATGTAACCTGGGAAGAGATCTTTATTAGACTTAAGTATATAGATAGACCTGAAAATATTGTATATGGAATACCAAAAGGAGGAATGATTGCAGCTGGATTTTTAAAACATGCAAAAAGAACACATGATCCAAAAGAAGCAAATTATTTACTAGATGATATAATAGATACTGGAAAAACTATTCGTTCTTATACTACTAAAATTAATAATAAATGTTCAGTTTATGGGCTATATGATTTATTACTTAGTTCTGAAGATGCAAAATTTTATAAAGATAAGTGGTTAGTTTTCCCATGGGAACAAGAGCATCCAGCAGGTGTAGATACAATTGAGCAAAATATTACTAGGCAATTACAATACATAGGTGAAGATACAACAAGAGAAGGATTAATTGATACTCCAAAACGTGTAATTAAATCGTATGGTGAAATATTTGCTGGATACAATCAAAATCCTAAAGACATATTTACTTGTTTTGAATCAGATGGCTATGATCAAATTATACTTCTTAAATCATTTGAATTTTATAGTCTCTGTGAGCATCACATACTCCCATTCTTTGGGAAAGCTCATGTTGCGTATATTCCAAATGAAAAAATAGTAGGTATATCTAAACTTGCACGATTAGTAGATCTTTATTCTAAACGTTTACAAATACAAGAACGGATAGGTTTACAAGTTACAAATGATCTAATGACATATTTAAAACCTAAAGGTGCTGCGTGTATTTTAGAAGCTACTCATTTATGTATGCGTATGCGTGGAGTTGAAAAGCAGAATTCGATTATGACAACTTCCAGTCTTACAGGAGTATTTTTAGATGATCCAGCAGCAAAAAACGAGTTAATTCAACTAATAAAACTTTAACTATGGCAATGCTTGACAGTATGGATAAAATTATAACAAGATATTTCTCTACAGTAACGAATGAGGAATTTGTTTATAAAAAGCAAACATACACTCCTAAATTATTAATCGTATCTCCCCTTTTATTTAGAGGATTTATATGTCCTGAAAAGTGTGGAGCTTGTTGCCCTAGATTTTCTCTTGATTACTTGCCTTTTGAAGATAAACCAAAACAAGCACAAGAAAGAATTGTAAATTTTAATAGAAAGAATTACACTGTATTTTCTGATTTACAAGTTGATCACAATAATTATCATTGTAGAAATCTTAACATGAATACTGGAAGGTGTAAAATACATACTCATAATCCATTTTCTTGTGACTTTGAATTAATTAGACCTTTACTTTCAGATGTTAACAATGCTTTAATGACAAGAATGTTTGGTAAGGGTTGGAATATGAAGAAAATAGATAATTGTAGAGGTGCTTTATGTAAATTAACTCCTGCAACTAAAGAGTCAATCAATAATGTTATACGTAAACTAAAACGTTTAGAAAAATGGTGTAATTATTTTGGAATAGATAATAAGTGTGAAAGTATTATTAAATGGGGAAAAGAAATTTCTCCTTATATGCTGTACAATACTAGACAGCCAGTACGTTCAATTACAATTTACTAATAAATTATTTATATGAAAGATGATATTTCAAAATTAACAAAATTAGGGGATCATGGTAAAAAGTATTCATACGAAAATCCTTCTAAAGAATTACTTGAAACATTCCAAAATAAATTTCCACAAAGGGATTATATTACTCAATTCATTTTCAATGAGTTCACAAGTCTTTGTCCCAAAACTTTACAACCTGACTTTGCGACTATAACAGTAGAATATGTTCCAGACCAATTGTGTATTGAAACTAAAAGTTTGAAAATTTATTTTCTTGCATATCGAAATACAGGTGCTTTTATGGAAACAATTACGAACACAATTTTAGATGATTGTGTTGCTGTCTGTAAGCCGCGATATATGAAAATAACAAGTAATTTTAATCCACGTGGTGGAACTTTTATTAATGTAATAGCTGAATATACTACAAAATGAGAATCTTTCTTGACTCTGGAGCATTTTCTGTTTGGAATCGTGGTGAACGAATAAACCTTGATAACTACATTGAATTTTGCAAATGCTATGCAAAAGACCTTGATGCTATTGCAACACTTGATGTAATACCAGGTAAACCTAACGAAAAGGTAGACTCTATTCAAGCAGATACAGCTGCTTGGGAAGGATGGGGAAATTATCAAAAAATGTTAAAAGCTAAACTTCCAGAAAGTAAGTTACTTCATACTTTTCACCAAGGTGATCCTGAAGGATTTCTTGAAAAGTTAGTTAAAGAAGGTGGAGAATATATTGGGATAAGTCCTGCAAATGATAAGACAAGTTCACAGAGAAAAGAATGGATGGATAAAATCTGTATTCCTCATATTTTAGATTCTAAAGGTAAAGCAAAAGTAAAATTTCATGGGTTTGCAGTAACATCTTTAAAATTAACTTTAGCCTATGATTGGTTCAGTGTTGATTCATCATCCTGGAGATTGAGAGGTGGAGGGTATGGGTTAATAGACTTACCAATTGTACCAAGTGATTTATCAAAGAAAGAAAATTGTTACATTAACAGTATCCCAATTGGAACAGGGGTCAAAAAACATATTGGAAATGATACTATTGGATTTTTTAATATTAATAAAATTTCTCAAAGTGATTCTTCATTTTTAAGACACCCAGGGTATAAGAAAGAGATTGAAAAATTACTCGATGAACACTATTTCACTTTAACTGAACTTGAGACAAGTGCTAAATTACGTGCTGCTTGGAATGCAATTTATTTAATGAAATCTATTGCAAAATTTTCAAAAATTATATTATATTTAGCATCAAATGAAATTAAATCAATACGAACACTACAGAGAAAGATGCAAGAGAATAAGTTAGGAACAGAAAATTTAAACATCTTAGTCTCGTATGCAATGATTCCAAAAAATAGTAGAGGTGATAATATTTTGGACAAATTAATTAAAATGAAAAGACTATCAGAATGATTATAAAACGACAAGAATTACTAAAAGCATTAGAAATAGTAAAACCTGGACTTTCAAGTAAAGAAACTATTCCACAAGCAACATTCTTTGCTTTTAAGGATGGCAAAGTGATCACATACAATGATGAATTATCAATATCTCATCCAATTGAATGCATAGAAATTGAAGGAGCAGTTAAAGCAGTTGAATTGCATGCTTTACTTTCTAAAATAAAGAAAGATGAAATTGAAATAATTATTGATGGTGAAGAACTCAGAATTGAAAGTAAAAAAGCAAAAGCGGGATTATCTCTACAAGCTGAAATAAAGTTGCCTATAATTGACAAAATAAGTAAGTGGAAAAGATTACCTGGGGCATTTTTAAAATATCTATCTTTTGCTATTCCAACTTGTGCAAGTGATACAAGTCGGCCTATTCTTACTTGTGTACACATAGGTAAAGAAGGGTTTATTGAAGCTTCAGACAGTTTTAAAATGGTACGATGTGAACTTGGTGAAGAAATGCCTACAAGTAGTTTCTTAATCCCTGCCTCATCTGCAATTGAAGTAAAGCGATTAAACCCAATTTCAATTGCAGAATCGAAAGGATGGATTCATTTTAAAACGTTAGATGGAACAGAAATATCATGTAGAACCTTTGAAGATAGTTACCCTGATACTTCAAAAGTACTTAAAGGAGATGGTGAAAAAATCACATTTCCAAAAACTATTTTTGACATAGTTGAGCGTGCTTCTGTATTTTCTAAACGTGAACATATCTTAGATGAATCAGTGGATATTTCAATCAAGAATAATAAAATAACGATTGGTTCGAAAGCTGATTGTGGATGGTTTGAAGAGGAAGCAAATATTCAATACAATAATAAACCTATTTTCTTTTGCATTACTCCGTATTTGCTTAAAGATATTTTGTCTGAAACGTTGGAATGCATCATTTGTGAAAATAAATTAAAATTTGAAGGAGATAATTGGGTTTATGTAACTTTATTAAGAGGAAAATAAACTATGTGGATATTAATTATATTAATTGTAATTGTCTACTTAATAATAGGTAGAGTAGCTGCGAACATTGAAGATAATGTAAAAGCATTTTATGAACCTACTGAATATTATAAAGCATTTTTTATGATATTTTGGCCAATATGTTTATTATGGAATTTTATTATTTGGATCGGAGATAAAATATATAATTTATAATGGAAGGCTTTTTCACTAAAAAACAAACGGAATCAAAATCACAAACTAAAGGCAAACGTCTTTCTTGTGAATCCTGTGGTTTATATAAAGACGTACTCACTCCAAGAATGGAGCCTTTCGGTAATTTCAAGAAAAGTATAATGGTTATTGGTGAAGCAGCCGGAAAAACAGAAGATTTAAGAGGAAAACCTTGGCAAGGGAAAACAGGAAATCTCTTGCAAAGAACTTTTAGAGAATTAGGATTTGACTTATTTGAAGATTGTATCAATATAAATGCCTGTAATTGCCGACCAGTAAAACCAGATGATACAAACGCAATACCTACAAATTTTCAAATTGATTGCTGTCGCCAACGTGTATTAAAAGCAATCGAACAATACAAGCCTAAACTTATAATTCTTTTAGGTGGATCAGCACTTTATAGCATAATCGGGAATAGATGGAAAAGGGATTTAGATAATATTTCAAAATGGAGAGGTTTTACTATTCCTGATCAAGACTTTGATTGTTGGATTTGTCCCACATTCCATCCAAGTTATATTGAAAGATTAGATGATGGAGTTGAAAATATCATTTGGAAACAAGATTTAAAACAAGCATTTGAAAAATTAAAAAAACCATTTCCTAAATATAAAGAACCTGAAATTGAAATAATTAAAGATCTATCTGAATTAGAATATACAAAAATTGGAAGCGTAAAAACTAGATCACAACCTTTTATGATTGCTTTTGATTACGAAACTACAGGATTAAAACCACACGCTGAAGGACACAGAATAGTTTGTTGCTCAGTTGCAGATAGTGAAGATCATGTGTATGTTTTTGAAATGCCTAAATCAAGAAGAGAATTAAAACCATTTATAAACTTGATAACTAATCCAGAGATAAAAAAAGTTGCTTCAAACATGAAATTTGAACATGTTTGGACTAAAGTGAGATTAGGTGTAGAAGTGAAAGGATGGTATTGGGATACAATGGTAGTGGCACATGTTATTGATAATAGACCAAGAATTACAAGTTTAAAATTTCAAACTTATATTACATTTGGTATTGTTGATTATGAAAGTGATATATCACTATATTTGAAAGCAAAAGATGAAAAGAACGGAAATTCTATTAATAATATTATGGAATTACTTAATATTCCTGAAAAGAAAGAAAAACTATTAAAATATAATGGTCTTGATTCAATTTATGAATATAGATTAGCTTTATATCAAGAACAATTAATGTTACCATTTTGAAAATAAAGATATGAAAAAAATTACTTATAAAATGCTAGTAAAAGATGCATATCATAAATTCTCTGAAGAAATTGTAGCTATTGTAGAAGATGCAATTACTGAAGTTGAGCATGTAAAAGGACTATTAGAATATTTTAATAAAACATTAAAACCAGGTGAAACAAAACGTCACTTAGTTTTGCTAAGAAAAATAAATAATAATAAAGAAGCAAGATTAGATCATGAATGGAAAAAAGAAAGTTTAGTGACAGAAAAAGGAGGTTATGATAGATATAAATGTTCTAGATGTAAAATTACTGGAAAGCGTTATGGATTAAGTAATTATATTAAAATAGATAAAAAGTTTGAAAAGAAAGTTTATTGCAAAATACTATGAAAAAAGAAATAGAACTTTGGAAATATAAACATAGTAAAGAAAAATGTGAATATTGCATTTTTCATAGTGCAAGATGTTATTTAAGTATAGAAGCACACTGGTGTCATCTTTCTTTAGCTACTGAATTTAGAGGAACTACTTTTTTACCAATTTCAAAAATATTAACTGAAAAAGATATAAAAACTAAATGTGAAAATTTTTCTCCAATAATGATAGATACAAGAAAAAAGAAAATTTATTATATGTCTAACTAAAAACTAAAATTATGAAAAAATTAATCGTACTACTGGGTTTATTTATACTGCCTTTACGATTATTTGCTCCATCGGATTGGATTGTTCCACTTATGATGCTTCAAAAACAACAGATGGAAAAATATTCGACAGATCAATTAAATGCTTATCTTGACTCTCTTGCAATCCCTGAAAGTGGGAAACCTTCAAAATATCCTTTAAAGATAAAAGGTATTGTATATAAATCACCTTATCGTATTATTAATTATTCTACAAATGCTGCAGGTAAATGGCAATTAACACCTATTGCTAGAAAAGAGATTCGGTATAAAGGTACACTCCAGCAATTTTTAAATTCACCTAAATTACAAAAAAAATGTACGATAGATTTAATGAAACGGATTAAAATCTATATTAAATATTATATCCCAAATTATCAAGATTATATTGGAAAAATAGTTAATGGAGTATTAATTACATATTCTGGAATGTTTGGAGCAGCACATATTGGAGGTGTTGGAGCATTAAAAGCATTTTTAACTCACGGATATAATGCATCTGACGGGAATCACTCTGTTAAATCGTATATGCAGTTATTTGGAGGTTTTAATTTTGGATTACTAGTATAAACTTTAACATAAATAAGCTATGAGAAAAAATTTAGCTGCTATCTATTTAAGCACTCCATTAATAGTGGGGTTAGTATTTATTGTTCTTAAATTATTTCATATAATTAGTTGGACGTGGTGGATAGTAACAATTCCATTTTGGGGCACATTTCTATTAGTTTTAATTGTTTTTGCAATTATTGGATTTGCATTATTATTTGGTCCAGAATGGTGACATATAATCTTAATTGTAACGAAGCTTACGAGCTAATGCACAAAGGTATTCTTGCTTTTGCAGATGCTGAAATGCAAGGTATTCATATTGATGTAGATTATATTCAAAAAAAGAAAGTTGCATTAGATCGTAAAAAGATTCGTCTTGAAAATAAATTTAAAGAGACATCTTTTTACAGAGAATGGGAAAAGTCACAGTCGGGTAAAGTTAATATTTATTCTGGTGAGCAACTTGGAAATTTTCTGTATAATGTTAAAAAGATAAAACCATTAAAATTAACTTCAGGTGGAAAAAAAGGTGAGAATAAAAAAGGTTCAACAGATGAAGAAGCACTAAAGAAACTAGATATTCCTGAATTATCATTTTATGAAGAGTATAAAAAGGTAAAAAAGTCACTTGATGTGCTAAGTGGTTTTGAACGTGAACAAGTAGATGAGTATATGCATACTTTTTTTAATCTTCATTTAGCACGTACATATCGTTCCTGTATTTCAAAAGGAACTCCTATTCTTGCTGTAAGAGATTTCTTAAAATATCCAAATGGAATACCTATTGAAGAAATAAAAGAGGGAGATTATGTTTATTGTTTTGATAATAATCTTAATCCGGCTATTCAAAAAGTATTATGGGCAGGAAAAACAGGACATAGAGAAGTTATTAGAATTCATTATTCTGTAACAGGTAGTCATAAAAGTTTTATAGATGTTACACCTGAGCATAAAATAAGACTTATTGATGGTTCTTATGTTCAAGCACAAAATTTAGTTGGTGATTTTCGATCAGAAACAGATGACTATCATTTACCTAAAATAAGAACATTATCTTGCAAAAGAAGAGGAGATGCTTTAAACTTTACTGGACATTTAACAAATGGAACAGGTATTTTAGAACATAGGTTTATCTATTCACAATTGATTGGAAAATTATTAGAAGAAGAACTCGTACATCATAAAAATGAAATTCATTTGGATCACATACCTTCTAATCTTGAAAAAATGTCTTCTTCTAAACATGCTTTATATCATGTAAAAAATACATTATTAACAAAAAAGTCAAGAGAAAATAATAAACAAGCTATACAAAAAGCAAAAGAAGCAGGAGTCTATAAAAATTGTCACCCGAAAGGTAAAGATAGTCCAAATTATTTAGGTTTATCTAAATTTACTTGTCTTCGACTTCTTTGTGAAAAGAAAGGAGAATATTCAAAAGTAAATTACGATTTTGATACATTTAAAAAATATTTACGACTTCATGAGATTGATCCTAAAATAATTAAATTAAGATTTGATCTTAATGGAAAATATATTTGGAAATCATATTTACAAAAGATTTCAATTTTAGGAAGAGCAAAAGTAGAAAAGCTTTTAGGAGGGTATAATTATTATCATTTACTCAAATTGTATGAATTATATGGAATTAATCCTAAAAGAAAATGGGCAAATCATATTATAACAAAAATTGAATGGATTAAAAAAACTGTTGATGTATATGATATAGAAGTAGAAAAATATCATAATTTCTTTGCAAATGAAATTTGTGTTCATAACTCATCAAATTCACCTAACTTTCAAAATATTCCCATTAGAGATGAAGAAATGCAAGAAATTTGTAGGAGTGCTATTATACCACGTCCTGGACATCAGTTATTAGAGGGGGACTACGGACAGTTAGAGGTCAGAATAAGTGCATGCTACAATAATGATAAAAAATTAATCCATGATATTTTACATGGTGATATGCATTCCGATATGGCTAAGGAAATATTTAAACTTGATTCAATTGATAAAAAAATACCAGGTCAAGCTATTTTACGACAAGCAGCTAAGAATGGGTTTATATTTCCAGAATTTTATGGGGACTATTATAAAAATTGCTCAGAGAACATTGCAGATTGGGCAAAATTACCTCAAGGTAAATGGAAGTCAGGACAAGGCATTATAATTGATGAATTAGGTAAACCTTTCAAACCATACTATATTTCTGACCATTTAATAAGTAAAGGTATAAAAGAATTTGGAGAAATAAAGAAAGTAGATGGTAGAACTATTGTTACTGGATTTATTAAGCATATTCAAGATATTGAAAATAAATTCTGGAATAAACGCTATTATGAATATAAACAATGGAAAGATAATTTTTATGAAGAATATCTGAAGAAAGGCTATATTGATTCAAAAACAGGATTTAGATTTTCTGGAGTAATGTCTTTTAACGACGTTGTAAATTACCCTATTCAAGGTGCAGCATTTCATTGCTTATTATGGTCATTTATTGAAATGAGTAAATTTATTAAAGAAAATAATCTTGATTCCAAATTAATTGGACAGATTCATGATAGTATTTTAATAGATACACATCCAGATGAACTTGAAATAATTGCAAAAAAATTAATTGAAATTACAACAGTAAAATTGCTTGAAGAATGGAAATGGATAATTTTACCATTGGAAATTGATATTGCAGTTTGTGGTGTAGATGAACCTTGGTTGAAAAAAGAAAAATATAAATTAAACAATTAAAATAATCCATTATTATGAGTCTATATCTTAAATATCGTCCAACTACACTTGAGCAAGTAAAAGGTAATGAAGATGTGATTACTTCATTAACTTGTATGCTTAGTAATAAACAAACTTGCCCACATGTATTTCTATTTCATGGATTATCTGGATGTGGTAAAACTACACTTGGACGGATTGTTGCAAATATGCTTGGATGTAGTGAAGATGATTATATTGAAAAAAATTCATCTGACTTTAGAGGAATTGACACAATAAGAGAATTAATAAGGAATGTTTCTTACAAACCTATAAATGGATCTTGTAGAGTAATTTTATTGGATGAAATTCATATGCTAACACGAGAAGCAATGAATGCTTCATTAAAGTTATTTGAAGATACACCTAGTCATATTTATTTTATATTATGCACTACACAACCCGATAAACTGATCAAAGAAATTCACGGACGATGCCAGAAATTTCAGGTAAAACCTTTAAATGATAATCAACTAACAGCATTGTTAAGAAAAGTAGTTAGAGAAGAAAATCAAACATTAGAAAAAGATATCTATGCTCAAATTGTTCAAGATAGTTTTGGTCAACCTAGAAATGCGCTTCAAATATTAGAACAAGTACTCAATATCCCAGAAAATCGAAGATTAGAAGCAGCAAAACAAGTTGCGGAACAACAATCACAAACCATTGAGCTTTGTCGTTCATTGATTAAAGGTGGTAGGTGGAAAGAAATTTCAATAATTTTAAAAGGATTGAAAGATCAAGATCCAGAAAGTATACGTAGACAAGTATTAGGTTATTTCCAGGCAGTATTATTAAATGATGATAACCCAAAAGCAGGATTAATTATGGAAAGATTTGCTGATCCTTTTTATAATAATGGATTTGCGGACTTAGTACTAAATTGTTATATAATCATTAAATCTTAAAAATTATGTTTAAAAAATTATTCTGTAATCATCAATGGAAAACGCATGCTTCTAGAGAAGTTAAACAAGAAAAAGAACTAACAAATGGAGCTAAACAAAGCAGAGAAATTACACGAGAAATATTAATTTGCACAGTATGCGGTAAAATAAAAATAATTGAATATTAAATCTTAAAAATTATGAAAAAAATTAAAAAGGGTGCATTCCTTAGAATAAAGGTATTAAGATGCCTTTACAAGTTGGTTTAAAAATAGCTGAAGCTAATAAAAAAAGAAGATTAAATAAAAGTATAAACTTTAAAAACAAAAACGTATGAATTATGAAAATGACATTAGAATAGATGATCAAGCATTAGATGTTGAGTGGTTAGGACAAGCAGAATTGACTTTCAAATACTGTAAGCATGTTGCAGATATGGAAAGGGCAATGGATAAGGCTAAAGAATATCTTGATTTAACAAGAGCAGAAGTAGACAAAGATGTTCGTGAAAATCCTTCAAAGTATAAAATTGGTGATATTAAAATTACGGAAGCTGTTGTAACAAGTGCAATTCTTCAATCAGATGTGTATAAAAATGCTTATAGTGAATATTTAGATGCAAAATTTGAATTTGGAGTTGCAAAAGGTGCAGAAAAAGCATTCCAAGATAGAAAAAAAGCTCTTGAAAATCTTGTTACATTATTTGGACAGAATTATTTTGCAGGACCTTCCATGCCACGTAATTTGAGTAATGAACGTACTAAGAAAAAAGTAGAAGATAAAGAATTAAATAGTAAAATTCAACGTCGAATTAATAAAAAGTAAATTATGAAGCCAAAAAAAGAAAGTTTTTTTAAAGGAAAAATTAGAGAAAACTCTAAGAAAAAAGTTTATGGTTCTAGTGGAGGAACATCATATTTAACACTACCAAATGGTATTTCTCTTCTTATATTTGAGGAAGAGGTAAAAAAAGTTCAAATGGACTTTTTACCTTACATTGTAACAGATTCAAATCATCCTGATAAAGATGAAACGTATGAAGTTGCAATGAAAGGTGGACAATGGTATCGTAGGCCATTTTTACTTCACAGAAGTATAGGTGCAGGAAATAAAAGTTATATTTGTCCACAATCTATCGGGAAAAAATGCCCAATTTGCGAAGCACAAGCAGGAATGTGGGATACAGATAGAGACGGGGCAGTTGCACTTTATCCAAAACCAAGATATTTGTATATTCCCATTCCTCTTGATTCAAAAAAGCATGAGCCAGAACCTGTATATATTTGGGATATGGCAGAATCACTTTTTCACGATACTTTAAAAGAAGCTCTAGAAGAAGACGATGACAATGAATCCTTCCCAGATTTAGAATATGGAAAAACTCTTGAACTAACATTTAAGTGGAAACAAATTGGTGAAGGTAGACCTTTCCCAGAAACTCGCCATATTAAATTTATTGATAGAGATCCTTATGATGAAGATCTGTTAGAGGAAGTTCCTAATCTTGATGAAATTATTAAGGATAGTGTTCTTTCTTATGAAGAGTTAAAAGCTGCTTTTTTTGAAACGGATGTCGAAAATGAAGGAGGTGAATTAGAAGAAGAGGAAGAGGAAAAAGAAACTAAAAGATCTTCCACAAGAAGAACAAGACCAAGTAGAAAAGATGAAGAGGAAAAAGATGAAGATGAACCAGAAGAAAAACCAAAGAAAGTTCAATCTAGGACAGAAATGACCCCTGCTAAAAAAGTAGTTTCAAGACCTACTCGAAATGCAAAACCAAAAGAAGAAGAACCTGAGGAAGAAGAAATTGATATTCCAATAAAAGAACGCTGCATTGCTTGTAAAGGAACTGGAAAAGATTCTAGAGGTCATGAATGTCCAATTTGTAATGGAACGGGAAGAAAGCCTATTAAAAAAGTCTCAGAAAAGCCAAAAGGTGATGATGATTGTCCATCTGGGTATGAATTTGGAAAAGATCATGCTACGCAAGACGAATGTGATGACTGCGATCTTTGGAATGAATGCTTAGAGGCAAAAAGCAAATTAAAACATAAAAAATAATAGGTTGTGCCTATACTAAAAAATAGTAAAACTTTATCGAGAGACCTTTGGGTTAAATTTTCTTGTGACACATACACGTATCTTGCATTATATTCTGTCGCAAAAGGTATACCCAAAGGCACTCTTATTCGTTCTGAGATAGAAAAATGGCAAAAATCTCAGAAAGATTCTGAATGGATTTTGTTAAGAGAAATTACAAATAAGGTAGATAGAGAATGGCATAAACTTCTTGACAGAAATCCTAGGGCGGTATTAAAAGAGTTTAAAAAAGCTATAACAGTTGAGCTTAAGAGAAAAAGTTTAACACATACACAAATTATTTTAATTCTAAAAGAAATTACCTTATGAAACGAGTAGTAGCATCATTAAGTAGGCAAGTAAAACGGCATGTTAATAAAATTGTAGAGGAAGAAGACGAATTTAAAGGTAATTTTGAAACAGTAATTTCTACAGGTTCAACTCTACTTGATCTTGCAATTTCAGGTGGGCGTGTTAGAGGTGGTGGTGTACCTGGTGGGATATTTATGGAAATCTTCGGCCCAAATAGTTCAGGAAAATCTGTATTGTTAAGTGAAATGGCAGGAGATGTTTTACGTAAAGAAGGGGATGTTCGTTTTGATGATCCAGAAGCTTGTTTAAATGCACAATTTGCTAAAATATTTGACTTAGATATTACCAAAATAAAATATGATACTCCTGATACGGTAACGCAAGTTTTTGAAAATATCAGAAATTGGGAACCAAAAGGTACGGGAAAAATTCACGGAACATTTACAGATTCACTTGCTGCACTTTCTACAGATTTAGAAATGGAAACGGATGATGGTGATAAAAGAGGGAGTAGGCGAGCAAAAGAATTCAGTGAAGGATTTCGAAAAAATGCACGAATATTAAAACAAAAAAATTATTTAATGGTTGGGAGCAATCAAGTGCGAGAAAATCAAGATGCTGTAAATAAGTATAGCCCAAAATATATTTCTACAGGAGGATTTGCTATTGGTTTTTATGCTTCAATTAGATTACGCGCAAACAATCCTGAAAAAATAGTTAAAGAAATAACATACAAAGGACAAAAGATAAAACAAGCAATAGGTGTAGAAACAGAATTTGAAGTATTTAAAAATAAAGTTTGGACTCCTTATCGAAAAGCACCTTTATATATTCTTTGGGATTATGGAATAGATGATATTAGATCAAATTTAACGTATCTTAAAAAATGGACACAAACTACAGGATATTTTCTTAATGGAGTTAAATTAGAAAGATCACTTGATGAATCTATAAAAATAGTTGAAAGTGATTCTAAAATGATTAAAGATTTAAGAAATGAAGTAATTAATCTTTGGGAGGAAATTGATTATAAATTTGCTAGTAACCGTAAAAAAGTAAGATGAACGGATTTTCAACTATTGAATTAATTTGGTTAAATGCATGTATTGAAAAAATTAAAACATATCGGATGGCACTAAATCCAATTGATTTACTTAGAAAAGAATTGATTTCTTTTGAAAGTGCTTTAAATCATTCACAGGAATCATATAATAAAGGTGATATTGATGCTGCTACGCATTTAATGCATAAAGAAAATCTTACAAAATTAATACATCAGTATAAACAAGCAATACTAATACTTGAACCATGATTAGAAGAAATTACATTTTTGATGCAATTGATAAAATTGAAAAAAAAGGTTTACGACAAAAAACAATTCTTACTAATGATCCATCTATGACAGCTTGGGGGTGGGCAGTTGTTACATTCGATGGAGTGATTCTTAAAACAGGATGTATTAAAACGGAAACTGCTGGTAAGAAAAGACGTATTAGAAAGTCAGATGAAACTTCACAAAGAATTTCTGAGATTAATAATATTCTTATTGGTTTAATTAAAGAATATAATGTTAATTTAATTTTGTCTGAATCACCTCATGGTAGTCAAAATGCTAGTGCTGCTGTCATGATAGGTGCAGTTGCTGCTATTGTACAAACTATTTCTGATTGTTTAGATATTGCCGTCGAATTCTATAGTGAACAAGATTCTAAAAAATGTTTACTTGGTAAGAAGTCTGCAACTAAAATAGAAACTATGCTAGCAATTGATAAACTATATAAAGTTCCAATTACAAAAGGCATTGGAAAAAATAGAAAAGGTGAAGTTATAGCTTTGTGGTCAGGCGTAGCTTATATTGATGAGGCAGTTGCAGATGCTTTATCAATCCATTATGTAGCAAGTAAACAAAGCTCAACATTAAAATTATTACGAAATAAATGATTAAATCCCTTCATATTCGAAATTATCTATCACATAAAGATACTTTTATAGAATTTCATCCAGGTTCAAATGTTATTATTGGTTTATCTGATGCAGGAAAATCGGCTATGATGAATGCTTTATATTGGGTACTATTTAATCAACCACTAGGTGATGACTTCAGGTCTTGGTGGGGAGGTGATACTTCTGTAAAGTTAGAACTTGATAATGGCACAGTAGAAAGAGTCCGTAAGACTGGATTTAATGGGTACATTCTTAATGGAAAAAGTAAATTCGAAGCTATCAAATCAGGTATTCCAGATGAAATTTCAAAAGTTCTAAATATAAATGATATTAATTTTCAAGAACAACTTGACACACATTTTTTACTAAGTAAAACATCGGGTGAAGTAGCAAAATATTTTAACAAAATAGCAAGACTTGACAAAATTGATTTAAGTACAACTAATGTAAATAGTTGGATTATGTCAATTACTCAAACTATTAAAACTAAACAAGAAGATTTTAAAAAGAAAACAGAAGAATTAAAAGAGTATGCTTATTTAGAAAAGTATGAAAGGGAAGTTATAAAATTAGAAAAATTACAAAATACTCGAGATACACAAGATACACAAGCAGGAAAGCTTGAAAAATTACTGGTAGATTTTGAAAATACACAACAAGAAATCAATAAATACCAAAAAATACTTTCTATCGAAAATCAACTTGATAGAATACTTAATAAGATTGAAACGAAAAACAAATTAGAGGAGGATTACAACAAGTTATGTAATATAATTGAATCTATCGAAAGTAAACAACAAAAGATACAATCATATGAATCTATATTAATACAAGAAAACAACATTACAAAAATTTTGCAATTATATATTGATAAAAATAACTTAAAAATGTTATTTATAAATATTGCAAATGTAACTTTAAAATTAAAAGATGCTGAATTTGAATTTAAAAGACTACATGAAAAATTTGATAAAGAAATGGGTGATACGTGTTTATTATGTGGAACTAAAATAAAATAACTATGAATTTTGAAAATCAGTCACATTTTTGTATACAATTAAAACAACTATCTAATGAACTTTAAAATATATAACTATGGAAAAATACACTGTTGGAATTGTATTTAATAAAGAATTATCAAAAGTAATTCTTGTACTAAAAAACAGACCTAAATGGCAAGAAGGATTATATAACTTTCCTGGGGGCCATATTGAAAAAGGTGAAAGTGGATTAGAATGTATTATAAGAGAAGTAAAAGAGGAATGTGAAATACGTATTATATCTCCTGCATATATTGGTAAAATTGTAAACAATATGGCAAATTATTATGTAAAAATATATACAACTATAACCGAGGAAGTACATTTACATACAAATGAAGATCAAATTCCAATTTGGGCTGAAGTGGAAAATCTTCCAAAAAATATAGTATCAAATTTATTATGGTTAATACCTTTTGCTAAAAATTATATTCAAATTGGAAATAATCCGGATTATATTTCATTTGGTAAATTTAAATATAATGCTATATTATTCACATAATGCAACTAACTAAACAAATATATAGAATTAAAATAAAATAGATATGAAATGTCCTAAATGTAAGTTAAGCCCAAATATTCCTTTTTATAGAATTAATCCAAAAGAAGAAATTGGAATATTTTGGTGTAAAAGTTGTTTAAAAAAATATGAACCTGAACTTTTTAAAAATGAAAGAGAAGATACAGGGGAAATTATTGATATTATTCAATCTGTATTTTCGGATACAAATGGGACAATTATAAAATTATGAAACAACCTAATCTAATTTTAACTAGTGATTGGCATTTGAGAGAAAGCCAACCAGTATGCAGAGTTGATGACTACTGGTCTGCACAATGGAAAAAAGTTGATTATATTTCTAATTTACAAAAGAAATATAATTGTCTCGTATTGCATGGAGGTGACTTGTATGATTATTGGAAACCAAGCCCATTTTTACTAAGTGAAACTATTTATCATTTACCTAAGCAATTCTTTACTTGTTATGGACAACATGATTTACCACAACATAACTTAGAATTAGATTATAAAAGCGGTATTTATTTGTTATTGACAGCAAATAAATTAAGCACAAATAATAGACGAGAATTACAAATTTGTCATTGGGGACAAGATCCAAATAAAGATTCTCTAAAAGATGCAAATAAGAAAATTCTTGTTTGGCATAAAATGAATTATAAAGGCAAAGAACCTTGGCCAGGTTGTACGGATCCAACTGCTTCACAATTATTGAAGAAATATCCTGAGTACGACTTGATCTTGACTGGAGACAATCACAAAAGTTTTGTACAAGAATATGAAGGTAGATTGCTAGTGAATCCAGGTTCATTGATGCGAATGGATGCCGACCAAATTGATCACAAACCTCGTGTTTATCTTTACTACGCTGAAACGAATTTTGTTGAAGTTGTTTTTTTACCAATTGAAAAAAATGTAATTTCACGAGAACATTTGGATGTAGTAGAAGAACGAAATGAGCGATTATCTGCTTATGTAAGTCGATTAGATAGCAAGTGGGAAGTAACTATGTCTTATGAAAAGAATCTTGAAATATTTGAAAAAGAAAATAATGTAGAGCAATCAATAGTAAATATAATTAATAAATCTTTAGAAGTATGCGAGCAATAAATAAAAAATCAGGGGAAAAGTATATTATCTTGCAAGAAGACATATTAAATGTAACAAATGAGGATGCGGATGATATGATGTTAATGGTTTTATATGTAAAAGAATTAGAGGCATCACTAGATGATTCTCAATTATATTGTAGAGAAAAAGATGAATTTAATGAAAAATTTGAAAGAATTTAAGTAATTTTAAACCATTCCTACAATGACAGAGCAACAACTTTTGCAATTAAAACGACAAGTGGATGAAGCAAAATCTACAGTTAACCAATTAAAAGGGCATAAACAGGCTCTTATGAAACAACTAAACGATGATTGGGCATGTAATACAATTGAGGAAGCTGAAAAGAAATTATCTAAAATGGATAAAGAAATAGACGATTTAGATAGTCAAATTAATGAAGGTATTAAAAAACTTGAGGAGGAGGATAATGAATAATCCATATTTTAAAAATCAATATAAAAAAGAGCTTGTTTGGAAAAATATATTACGATTTTTAGCAATATCCTTTCTTTATCTTTTTTTTAAATTGCTCAAACTATTAACTCTAAAAATTAAGTAAATATGAATCTTCAGCAACTACGAAATAATCTTGAACGTAAAAAAGGACAGAAAATTAAAGTTGAGCAAAATATTTCAACTTTACGTCGTGAAATTGCTATGAAAAAGCAAGATTTGCAAAAGCATGAAAAAGCACGGGAGATTATTCGAATTGTTGGGAGATCAACACAGGAACAACTTTCTTTTCACATCTCCGATATAACCTCACTTGCTCTTGAAGCAATTTTTGATGATCCGTATAAATTACAAATTGAATTTGTCCCGCGTCGTAATAAGACTGAATGTGATTTATTCTTTATCCGTAATGGCAATAAAGTAGATCCTTTAAAAGCATCAGGTGTAGGTGCAGTTGACGTCGCTGCTTTTGCTCTACGAATTGCAGCTTGGTCAATGCAAATCCCACATAGTAGAAATGTAATGTTACTTGATGAACCTTTTAAATATTTAAAAGGTGTAAAGGCAAATCTTCGATTACTTGATATGATAAATGAAATATCAAAAAGATTAAAACTTCAAACTATAATGGTTAGTGATGAACGAATAGATAAAGAAGATATTTACGAAAAAGCAGATCGAGTATTTGAAGTAAGCATTAAAAAAGGTATTTCACAAGTAAAAACAAGCGAATGACTCAAGAAGAAATCATTAATAGAATACTTTTAGAAATACAACATAAAAGTATTCTATCTACAAAAGATTATACACCTACAACAGATCATTATATCCCTGTTCGATTTTTTAAGTATTATATGCAATTAGCTTATGCTGCTGGATATGATCAAGGTAGGAAATTGTGTTGTAATCAAAAACAAGTAGAACAAATAAAAGATGGAAAAGTAATTAAAATATGGAGTAGTCAGTCTGAAGCTTCAAGAGCCGTAGGAGCTGATAATAAAACAATAAATCGCGCAGTTAAAGGTAAAATAAAAACTTGTAAAGGATTCCAATGGAGAGAACATAAGTCAATAGTTTAAATAATAAAAGCCCGGAACTCAATTAACCAGATTGACCGGGCTTTTTGCTTTTATTTTCTTAATTTTATAATAATACCTACTTTTATTGAATGAAAATTTATATTTCCATATCTCTGGTAAATGTAACCAATCTCTGTATTTTTCTTTGTAATAAAATCTACACCTCCACCAAAAAGAAATGAATTTGCATTGCCACCAACATTTGCAGAAATGAATAATTTGTTTCGAGAAGTTTCAACAGGATTATTAATTATTTTAGGAACATAAACGGTCGTGTTTTTAACAATTTCTGATATAATAGGCATATATTCCCACTTTCTATCTAAAAGTTGTCCTTTTATCGTTAAATTGATATGTACGTTAATATCTTTCCGTATCAAACTATCCTGGTAATTATTTATTGTAGAATCTTTTTTATCTGAAATTGGTTTTGGTAAAGGATTATTGTTTACATAAATCGTTTTACCTTTTATCAAAAAAGTATCTATTTTAATTACCGGAGGTTTATTGGCAAGAGTTTGAACAGAATCCCAAACAACTTTACTAACTAATATTTGTCCTTTTGGTGGGCAGGTGGTTTGTTTGCATTCACGAAGGAATATAATATACAATACTGCAATAATTAATAATACGATAGCTCCATTTGACAATATTTTCCTTATTGTTTCTTTCATACTTCCTCCTCAGATGTAAATTTACTAAATCCTTTAAGTGTAATGATAAGAATAGTCATTCCAAAATTTAGCCATAATTTTAATCCTTCGGAGATAGGAATAGACATAATGGTAGTCAAGTAGAGTGGTAAAGTATAAAGTAAAGCATTAGATACTTGTTTCCAATTTTTATTGGAAGGTTTTGAAAGATTATCAATTCGTATGCTCATAATTAGAAATATTAAGTTTATAAGTGAGTATTATTAACACGATTTAACCAACCTTTTAGAAAAATTTTATTATTACCTCGTTTGGCAATTTGGTTATAGAAATCAACACGAGCTTGTTTAAATTGTTGTAGAAAATCAGAATCAAGCATTGTATTAATTAATCCTGCAGTAATTTTCCCTAATTTTCCATCTGTAGTTGTTTTAACTACTTTTTGAGCCATTTGAACTGCTACAATACGTCCTGCATTTACAGCGTGGTCAAATATTTGCAACGCATTATTTGAATCTATAATTAAATCCAAATTACAAGGATTCCAATAATCTCGTAAATAAAGTTCTTTTGCTCGTTCAATAGTAAGATTTTTAATATCCTCGTTAGGATATGCTCGTTTGGAAATTCCATATTTGGTTTCACCACCTGAGTCATTCATGTTATTTACATAACCTCCTTCATTACGAAGAATAACTGGAATACAAAGATCAAAGTTGCACATACTTTTAAGATTTATTTATTTTTGCAAAGATCATACCCATCAATTCGTTAACTTCCTTCCAAGGTTGATTTGATAAATATACAAATAACTTTTCAACTTCTTGCTGAGTAAATAATAAATCTTTTGCTTGAGTAGCATTCATTTTTACTTCTTTTTTTACTTCTTGATTCTCCATAATTTTAAGTTTTATTTGGTTAATAAAATATAATTAAGTAACTCGTAATACGTTTAAATATACTCCATATAATCCTGTATTCTCAGATCCTGCAGCATGATCTCTATCAATTACTAAATAAACAACATCACTTGCTGTTAAAGCTTTAGGGTATTGCATTGATATAGCCCCTCCATATGCTCCAGTTGACATACTATATACTTCTGCACCTCCTTCAACAGTTGTATTAACTTTAAATGTCATCGTATAATATGAATTAAAAGCAGAAGCACTTTCAAGCATTCCACAACCAAACGAAACTAAATAATTTCCAGTAGCTGGAACTGTAACAGAAAAAATATTTGAATACCCTCCACCAACTAATATACCTGCATAATTATCATTATTACAAGTCACACTACCTACACTGGCAGTTTGCCAAGTACCTACTCCATCAGCATCAGAAGTAAGAACTTTTGATGCACCAGGTGACCCTCCTGTTATTTTAATTTGACCCATCGTAACCATTCCAGCAGAAGTAATAGTAAATGGGACGCTCCATCCTGTTCCATTATAATGAGCAATATCAAAAGCGTAAGTTGTAATTTTATGTACAAATTGCCATTTTCGCGGAGTTGCTTCTACGCTCCAAAGTTCAAAACCAGCATAATTATCACCATCACTTGCTCCTCTAATCCTTGCATAGGAAGCACTTGCATCATTATAAATGTCTAATTTACTGCCAGGAGTATCAGTTCCAATCCCTATTAACCCATTGTTAAGAATAGTCATCCTTTTTAACCATGTAATAGCTGTATCTATTGTGCCAGAAGCTACGGTATAAAAATTATGAACACCACTCACTATCTCGTAATATGCCCCTACATTTGCAGTTTTGTATTTCCAACTATCAGAATAATATGCATTATTTACTAATCCAATAACATTACTTACATACCCAAATAAAATAGAAGACTGAGTTGCCTCAATTACTCTATAATCTGTATGCCATGCTTCGACATCAGTCGTACCAAATCCAATATTGCCAGAAGGTATTTTCATTACTAAATGATATACTGGAGAACCAGCCCATAAATTCTTGCTGCTAATCATAAAATCCTTCCAAATACCTGTACTTTCACCTCTAATGTATCTGAATCCCCAATAACTTTCTAATCCTCCATATTTCATATTAGAAAAATCAACAATTTCTCCATTATCTAAAGATAAAGCTAATGTAGATTCAATAGCATTTGTAGCGGGGGCATCCAATGAAAGAATAGTATACCCATCTGTAACAGCTTCACCAACAGTATTCATCCAACGAATTATTCCTTTTTGATGCGTGTCATAATCTCGTGCAATGCATGTCACATCTGTTCCAGATGACATCCAATTCATTATAAGGTGACTTGTTCCCCATGCCCCCGCTCCTCCATCTCCTTTAACAGTTAAAATTGCATCTGTAGAAGCTATTGTATATATATCATTTGTAACAGCAAACTTTCCAACAAAATTATAGTCACCAATCCCACGATCACCTCGTTTTGAAAGATAATCACCTCCTGAAGAAACATAATTAAAATCACCGGGAAGTCCTACTCTATATGAATCATATGTTATTATCATCATTATATTTATTAAGTAATTGTGCGATATAATAAATCTCCAATTGAATGCTCTTTTAAACTCATACTTTCATATATAGATGTTTCAAGATTGAACCTATATCCATCTATATAAAATAATCTTGGTTTACCTCCTGTATATGCTAATCCTGCTGCAGATGGATACGTTGCAAAGTCATTTAATACATGTAATTCTGTATCACTTTCAATAGAGGCAATAGCATTCCACCCATATCCATCAACCGTAATAATATCATATTCCTCTGGATTTTGATACATAGTACGAAATGTACTTAAAAATTGTGTATTTGTACCTATTACCGTTTTAATTGCAGTTATTTGTACTGTTCCTGGATTTGGAAAACCTGGATTTACTAATGTGAATGGTTTTATAAATGTCTCTGAATAAATATCAGATGTAATTTCTCGACGTACTTTACTGTAAATTTGAAACCGATCTTCAATGATATGTTGAGTTAAAGGTAGATGTATAGGAGAAAAAAGAGATCGTGAATATGCATCTGTCCAGTCTACAGTATGAATTTTATCCAAATTTAAAAATAAACTATTAGATACTCCATAAGAAACCGTGTCGTATAAATCAATATCCCATTTTCCAACATCAATAAAACTACTACTAATATCACCCGTAATTACATTATCTTCAATTATTTCACTTGTAGTCACAATAATTTCACCAAAAACACTTTCTCGCAATGAATAATTTGGTTTATTTAATCTTGCAGGATAAAAATTAGTATATAATGGATTATTATACCCTAATTCACAAATCCCAATTACATATAGATTACTTGTAATATTTATATCATATGGTAAACTTACAGAAGTTGTAAATGTATGTGAATAAGTCTCTTTATCGGTAAAAGAATCAAAAGGAATTTCTGCAGAAATTATCCCCCAATCATTCACACCTCCATATTTTGTTATGTCATTTTGCTGTCTAAATTCATATTTGTTAGTTGTAGAGTTCATATGTAACCAACTATGTGTTATCCCATTTCCTATAAAAAAACGAGCATAAAATTTATGATTATTTGGGTGAACTTTAGAGTCACTTACAAAATATGTAAAATTATATAAAAAATTATCAGGTAATGTAAATTTAAATGAAATATTAATTGATGTATCTGTAGCAGTATTTAATTGTAAACAAAATCTACTATATAATCCTGTTAATGATGCTCTCAAGTGTGTATCTAATACTGTTCCACTTGTTTCATCAATAAAATTAGTAGAATCCGCCCCACCTATTAACAAATTATCATCAAATACAACATATTTTTTCATCCCATGATAAGTTTCTGTACCTACAAAAAAGTATTCTAAACCTAAAACAGATTCCCACTCACCAAAAGCTGGACCTACAAATTCAAGTAGATTAAGCGGGGTTACAAACGTAACATTATTATAATATGGTGTAAAAAGATTACTTTTTCGTTTTTCTTTTAATGTTAGTTCAATTCGTTTCAACCCAGGTGTATATACAATCTTCTGAGACATATTACAAGGACGAAGTTCTGTTCCCATTGTTAAAATAGTATTTGTTATAGGAACATCCACAACACTTGAACCTACCCATCTTTTATAATTTTTTGTAGTAAGACCTAAATCTTTTTTTCTTTCAATATACCACTCATCATTGTAATAATAAATAATACTATCAAATGATTTAAGTATTTTTTCTAATACTGTTTTACAATCATCAATTTCAATTTCATTTTGATAGAAAAGATCAGCATCCACCCATATTGTATCAAATCCTAATCCACCACCTGTTCCTTCTTGTAAAGTACAATTAATATTAATTGGTAAACTAAGATGTGTAAAAGACAAGCAATTTTCTATAATTTCAATAAATGAATAAATCCCTTTTGTAGTAAAAATTGTTGGTGTATATTCATCTAATCTATTTAAATTGCAAGTTGCATTGATATTAATCACACCATTTTTTAACCAAACTTGCTCAATAACATTACACGGAATAAATCCTGAAAAAAATGTAATGCTTGTTCCAATTCCATAAATCCTAACATAAAATTCTAAATCCGAAATAGTAAATAAGTCGTCATATTCATAAAAGTTAGTTTTATTATTAATAATATCTATAGAAACACTTACAGATCGAATGGGCTCAAAATAATCTGCTTTTTCTATATTAGTGCTAACACCATTTGCAGCTATAGTTAAAGGATAAATAGGCCCAGAAATACTATAATCTTTTTTAAGAATTTCAACAGCAATCTGTCCTAATCCACGATTATACAAGTACCCTCTATATTTTGCGTAATATGCCATTATTACAAGATATTAGTTTTTTTATTTTGTTTATTTAAAATACCAACTAATTCATATCCATCTATTCTAAATATGACTTCGCCAGCCCAATCATTATTTTTATTAGATACATCTACATTAGCAGGGATAACTTTCTCGCCAGATGATAACATAGCAGGATAAGTGTCATTTGGATATCCTTGTGGGATCACTCCTCCTTTTGCAAATTTAGGGACTATTGATTCAAATAAAGCAATAGTTGCTGCACCTGCCGCTGCACCTAAAACAAGACCTAACCAAGGATTTTTTGAAGATTTCATAGCACTTGTTACTTGTACTGCAACAGCTTCCGCGATATACATTGCAATCATTTTAATAACTGCACTTCTTAATGCATTTGCAAAATCATTAACAGAAGTAATATTTCCACTAAGAGAATCATTATATAAATCAGAAGCAAGTTTTCCCATATTTATTGCCAATGTTGTTCTTCTCTGGGCTATTTCTAATTCTCTTAGCTTTTTAGTATATTGATCTATAGTTAATCCCATGTATTCCATTGCCGTATTTCCTGGACGTATCCCCTGATCTAACATCACTTGCAAACGTTGTTTGACAAGATTAATTTGATCACCTACTGTCTGCACTTTTACCCCAAGAGGATCAAAAGAATCACCTAATATTGCATTCTGTAAAGCAATATCTGCTAATTTCTTTTGCAAAGTACCCATCGGAGTAGCTAAATCCGTTTCCATAAACATAAAATGTTTTCTATAATTATCTATAGGTGTAGTATCAAGTTCTAATTTAGGTATTTTAATTGTTAATGCCGTTTGTGTCTTTCCTCCTTTAGAAATTTTTGAAATAAACAAATCATAATCTTGTCCTACATGCTTAATAACATCATCTTGTATTTTTAATTGTGCAAGAACAAATTTACTAACTCTTGTCATTTCTTCTGGGTCAATTACATTTGTTCTTACTTTTTTGGTAGACTTTAATTTTGAATCTACAGTTGTTAAAAATCCATTTAGCAATTGAATACTTTGTTGATTTCCATTATATTGTGCTTCTAAATCTTTTGCAATTGCTTCTTTTTTACGTTGAATTTGATTGACAATAAATGCTTTTACCCCATTATTTGTTGATTCTTGATATTGCTTTTGTAGATCAAGTAAGTCTTTATCATGTTTCAATCTATCTCGTAATTCAGCCTCTAAAGTAATAGAGAAATCTTCTTGCGCTTTTCGTTGTGCTAAAATATCTTCTTTTAATGTCTGCTTTTGTAAATCACTCATACTATTTAAAGCAGCCATACGCTTTTCAATTGATTGAGTTTCTCCTTGCAATTCTTTACTACGTTCAAGTTCTTTATTAAATTCTTGTTGTTTCTCTGCCGCTGTTCCTGTTAATGAGTTAAATATAAGTAAAGATGCAATATATGATCCTAAAACAGTAAGAATAGCTCCAATTGGGTTACGAAGTATTGCCATATTAAATGCTTGTACCATTGGAATAATTGCTTTAATAACAACTGTTAATCCTGCAAAGAGACGAAATAGTAAACCAATACCAATTGCTAAAGGCCCTATTGCTGCTATAGTAACCCCTATTCGTAATACCCATTGTTGCTGTGCTGTACTTAAACTTAAAAACCAATTTGTAACCTTTTTTAAAGTATTTGCAAATCCTTCTAAGAAATTAATAAGAGGTCCCTTTAAAGCTAATCCAAACTGAATTGCTGAACTTTGTACTTGAGCTAAAGCTTGTCCAAATTTAACTTTAATTGTATCTGCTGCTGTTAAGTACGCTTTATTCATATCACCTGTTGAATCTGCTACTTTTTGAAATAGCACTTTATTTGCAGTTAAGCGATCTCCCATTAACGAAAGTACTCCCATAAACCCGCGAATATTTGGAAATACTTTCGTCATCATATCCTCACCATACTTATTTGTCAATGTGCGCAAATTTTCTAGTGTAGGAAGCAATCCTCTACTTGTAATTGAATTACGAAGTTCTTGGATTGATGTTCCCATATCTTTTAAAGCTTGTCTTGTTTGTGGAGTTCCTTTTTCAATTGCAAACAACATATTTTTTAAATACGTTGCAGATTCAGCAGTAGATATCCCTGTTAAAGTCATAGCTGCCATTCCTGCAGCAACTTGATCAAATGATACTCCCATCTGTGATGCAATTGGAATAACATCTCCAATTTGTCTTGCAAAGTCTGCACCTTCTGCTTTTCCTTCTCTTACAGCGGCTGTTAAAATATCTAATGTATGTCCAGACGTAAGATTTGATGTAGAATAAGCATTCATTGCAGATGTAACAGCATTTGCAACATCTTTTGTTTCTCCAAGTCCAGCAATAGATGCTTTTGCAGAATTACGTAATACATCCATTGCTTCTGCACCTTTAATACCTGAAGAAGTTATATAATACAAAGCATCAGCTAACTCTTTCGGGGACTTTCCTAGTTCAGGTCCCATAGCGAGTAATGCTGTTTTCCAAGAATCAACTTGAGATTGTGCAATTCCTACAAGACCTACAACTTTCTGCATTGAAGATTCAAAATCAGAAGCCATTTTAAATGAAGCAGCACCTGCAAGAGCTAATGGGAGTGTTAAAAATCGCATAGAAGCCGTTCCAAAATAGTACATATTTCTACCTACTTTGTCAAATGTTTGTGAAACGGTATTCATACTAGTTTCAGCTTTTTTCTGAAACTGCTGCATAGCGACTTGTGCTTGTGCTAATCCTGCTGTATCAACTCCTAATGTAGCTTCTAATGTGCCTATATTCATTTGTCCTTCTTTTTAGGTGGAATCGTTCTTCGAATTTTATCCTTTGCTAAATTTTTATTATGTGTACGAGCAATCTGCATTAAAGCTTGTTTCATTTGTTCAATCGTTTGCTTTGGATCTTCATTCTTCTTTTTTATATCACCAGCCCAGTTTGGCATTTCATCTTCTGGTGTAATAAATTTTGCCTTTTCCCCTGGGGCACGAAAATGTATATTATATGCCAAATTTTCTATTAGTGCCGCTAATTTTGCCATTCTAAAATCATCCCTCCAAGTACCTATTGGATCAATTGCATCATATGCTTTCCATTCATTAAGCTGATCTAACGTAAGTTGATCCAACAGGTAATCTGGATGAATAATTCCTATTTCACGACAGAGTCTAAATTGGAATTGCCGCCAGGGACGGCTTTTGAGTTTTTTACTAAATCATTCTGGTCTTGCTCTGTTATTTTATTCAGTTTTAAAGACGCTGCAACAATTTTTTCTAATGTAACAATACTCATATTTCTACTTAGTTCTGTATAATCAGTTGGTTCAAAGATAAGTTTTCCACTTTCATCACAAGCCGTAATAACAACTAACTTAGCACGAAAGTCAGCATTATCTCTGTCATACCTTTCCAAATTACCTTTTTCATCAACTTTCTCTTTTAAAAGAGATTGCTCAAACAAGTCACGTTCGTGTCCTGTCATTGCTTTTACGTAAATAAAATCCCCATTTCCAAGATCAACTTTTTCAATTGGAAGTGCTTCTTTTTGCAATAATTTTTTTCTATCTAAAATCATGATTAGTTTTTTAAAATTTAAAAAAATAAATTCTTGATTAGAATTCAATTTACATTACGAACCAGAACCACTATCAAATACTACCGGTCCACTGATTTGAATAGTTACATCAACTGTAACTTTATCATCAGCCGGAATACTTAAAGGCAATTCCGTCACTAGTCCTTCAAACTCAAATGAAGTGACTTCAGTATCAGGCAAAATAATATTATAATTCTGAAGAATATTGCTTTCAAAATCAGCAATCATAACATTATAGGTTACTCGTGTAAAATTCATTTTAAGTGTGACTGTTCCAGCGTCACGAAATCCTGCAATAAACTCACGATAACCTCCTGCCGAATCTAATGAAGTTACATCAATTGTTGTTCTTTTCATCCCTGGTCCGGTTATTGAATTAACCTCAGCAATATGTTCCCACTTTGTCGTGGTTTTATTCCATCGGTTAAATTCGGTACCTACACCAGCAAACGCATTTGATGCCATTGTTTTTACCTCCTTTGTACATTAAAGTTTATAATCAATCTTACATTTCCATTATCATCCCAATCTAGCAACGCAGGGCCACTAGCACAGTAGATAACAGAATATAAAGTCCCGTTCCATGTCTCTTGCGCCCGGCCATGTAATAGGTTCTTTATGCTTTCAATAATATCCCATCCAACTAAATAATGATCATTTCTAACTCGTATTTGGACAGAAGGATATTCATATCCTTGATCAGTTAAATTAAGTTGCGGAGGAAACCCAGAAGTGTCAAATATAGTTACACTATTATTTGGCTTTGCAGGTTCTTTCCCTATAAATAAATTAGTAGCATATATTAGTCCTAATGAACTATCCGCTTCTATCATACTAACAATATCCACACTTGTTGCATTCATTGCTATTTTATTTTTACATTATCTCGTATTATCTTCAAAATGACATCTCGATTTCTCTTTACTGCATATTCAAAGAATTTAGGCCCAGAATTATTTCGTGTCCAATTTATATCTGGGTTGAGCATCTCATGTACATATAAAGAATAATTTGCAGTAAATCCACATCTAACTAAAGGTCCTCCTCCTATTACACCAGTACTAACAATAGGATAAGCAAACCATGATGATCTCATCGCACCTGTTTTTACGGGAATTAAAGGTGGGGTATGATCCATATCATATCGTATCTTTGCTGCTGCTTTTAAAAGTCCTTGTACAGATCTACCTTTAATTGCACGAATTTCTTTATTTAAATTTGAAAGAACAATATCAAATCCTTTTATTCCTGTATTTGGATTTACTGATCTCATTTTACCACATATTTTTACTTGTTAAAAATGACTTTCGCATAAATTCCGTAGTTGATCCTAAAACTGGAGTTTTATCAAATCTTAATATAGCAAAAGCACTTTCAATCATTTTTGGATCATCAATCGCTCCAAGACTATCTCCATACAAATCATATAAATCATCTATAGTTCCTAAATATACAAAACCATTTTCATCTAAATCTTGTATAGAATATATTACAGCCTTTGAATTTAACTCTTTTCCTGTAGGTGATAGGAATATATCATTTCGATCTTCCCATCTACATATAATTTCAATAGGATCATCAAAAGTAAATCCTCCAGACCCATCATTTGTAGGATTACCCCAATAGACAGCTGTTTGCTTACATGTTCGTTTAATAAAATTTTCAATTCCCATTTTACAATATTTTAATCAAAACTTTTTACTGCACGGAGAGTTGCACTTGATTTACTATATCTCTGCAATTTACCTGTAATATCAAGTTGAAGTGCTGTCTGTCCATATGGAGTTGAAAGTAAGTTCGTATCCCACTTTCCTGTATATGTAACTTCAGCATCTCCTACTTTTTCTTTACTCGCAGTACGATAATTTGGAGTACAAGCTACAAAATGAGCAGATAACCAACGTTCAAGTTCCTTTAATAAAGCAGCACTTATTTCTGTATCACTTGCAAATACAATATCTATTTGTGCTGCTGCTGCTGTGATACATGCATTAACAAGTGAATCAGGAATATCCACATTATCCATTATCTCTCGCACTTCATAAGCTGTTACTAATGCTGCCATTTTTTTCCTCCTTTTCTTTTTGTTTACTATACCACAATAATGGATCAATCAAATTAATAACTTCTTTATTCCACTTCAAACCTAACCAATCAAGCATTTCATACATTTGCGTATAATCTCCATAAATCATACGCTCTGGCCAAACAATTTTGCAGTTTAATCCTGCTTCAATCATTTCTACAAAACGTTTCTCATACTCATGTTCCCACCAAAGCCAACCCTCTTTTTCATCACTTACTCCAACAGCTTTCTGATTCTCTTTACTTTCAAAAGCAAACATATATGCTGTCTTTAAACAAGATTGGATAATATCACCTGTTCTCCTTCGAACAATTATCCATTTTGCATTTGGAAAGGCATAATTCCACACAGGCCAGATTAAACTTGATAATGGATCTTTATACATCCATTTGCCTTTTTGATAACCTTGCTTTAATAGAACTTTCTCAACTTTTTCTCCCCAATTCATTGGAAAAATTAGATCATTTGTAATAGGTAAAGGATATTGTCCAAAAGTATCATATTTTAAATCTCTAATATAAGATTTAACAATTTCCTCTCGAATAACATCATTGCTCCACATTCCACGCTTTGATATTTCCCCACTAAATGCTCCACAAAGACTAATTGCAGAAGCAATAATACTTGCTCCACTTCGTGGACATCCCGTTATTAATATTGGGAATTCTTCAATCATTGTATGTATTTATTAATTCCTGTCTATATTGTTTTCTTTCTTGAATATTACACGTTCTTATAATTTGCTTTGGATGTCTACGATAAAAAGCTAATTCAGAATTACAATAGCCTATTTTAAATCCTGCTTTCAAAACACGTAAATTAAACTCATATTCTTCAAAAGAATAACATTTATTATCTTCATTAAACCCACCTATTTTTTCAAAAACTTCTCTACGATACATTGTAGTTGCACTATGAATTGAATTATATTTTAAAAGCATTTCTAATGTAGGTAATTTAATTGTAGGTCTGTAAATCCTTTGCTTAATTCCTTTTTCAAAAGTATCATTAGATGTTTGAAATAATTCAATAGCATTACCGTGAATAAAATCAAATCCTTCCAAACTCCTGATAGAATCCTCAATACAATTAGGTGTTAACATATCATCCTCATGAAGGTATTTAATATAATCTCCTGTAACTTCTTTTAATACTTTATTGAAATTCTGAGGCCAATTTCCGTCTCCTTTGGAAAGTATTAATTGAACGCCTTTAGGAACACTATCAATAGCATCTTTAAGCCATCCACGGTCTTCTTTGTACGGAATGATAATTGTTACTTTCATTTTACATATTTATTTACCCAGTTAATACGTTTAGCAGCATCAAAGATTCGAGGTGTACCATGAAAACATACAAGAATGCATCCTTCAGGTAAATCTTTCAATAGAGATAATCTTCTTGGCTTAAAATCATGTATAGCATTTGTTATGTCTTGCCAAAATAAATCTTGTACAATTACCTTTCGTAAAAAATAATCCATTCTTGAATTTGTTGGCATAGATTGTTGCCATGCTTCCCATATTTTACTTACCTTTTTAGATTTAGCAGGAATCCATGCAAGTCCTGTTGCTAATTGCCCAGGCTGTCCAAAATCTTCAAGTGTAATATATTTATCTTGATATTTCTCTACTAAATCAAATATCTTTTCTAATGAACCTATGACTGCTGTATCTAAATCAATATAAAGAAATGGTCGATACTGTTCCATTTCGGGACTATATAATTGCATTCTTGCCCACCATTTTGGCCAGTTATTAGTAAGTGGAAATAGCTCAACCCCTCCCAAATTGTATGACTGACTTGCCTTATCCCACAAACAAATAATTCGAGGTTTAACTGTTAATTTCCATTGTCCATTAATATGCTTTACAATTAGCTCTACATCTCTAAATGTAAAATCACCTCCACTACGTAATACCAATAATATAGTCTTTTGTACAATCATATAGATGTTACTTTTCTAAATTCAGTTTTATAATCATCTCTTAAAAACCATTTTGTTCTTGATTCACCTCCATAATTGCTAATCATTTGTTCTTTAAACCTAATTCCAATTTGAGAATAAGACCAATCTTTCCATGATTGTTCAATATCCATTCTTTCTTTACCTAATTTCCCATCATACTTTGTATAATTAGGTTCAGGGACAACACGTCGAATCTCATCCTTAGAAATTTTCCATTTTGCTTTAAAAGCAGGTTCAGCTCGTCTAAGTTCATTTCCTCCTGAGGAACGGAGAGGACTTTTCCAAGTTTTATCGTATGTTGATTCTTCAGATTCATAATATGCTAAATTTGCTAATCTTAACTTTAGTACAAAATCATCATCATCATACCCACCTCCGTAATACCGTTCATCCCACCACCCAATTTTTCTAATTAATTGTTTAGAATATCCAATGAATCCAACACTGTATTTAGTTGCAGCAGTAAATCCATTTTCTAATAATTGAAGAATATGTTTTGCTTCATTAAAAGTAGGATGCACTCTATCATTAAGCATTAACATATATTCTGTTGGAGAGGTAATAATTGAATCATTCACTAACTCAGAATAAGAATCATACGAAGTAGGATGTCTATCGATTCGCAAATTCCAATATACTTTATAACAATCCACTAAACCTTCTAATGCATAAATTTGCTCATTTATTACAGATTGATTACATCCACAATGTAAACAAATTGTTATTTCTTTAATCCCAGTCATGATATGCAATATTATATTCTTTAAAAAAATCAATATATTTTTTCCTACTTACATTCTGTTTTAAAAGTCGTTCATGCCATTCTATATAAATAGAGTCAATTAAAAATATTGTTAAATCTTGCATCATTTTATCTAAAACACAAAACTCTGCACCTTCAATATCCATTTTTAAAATAATCTGATGCCAATGTGGAAAATTTAACAAGAATTCACTAAAATCAATACATTCTACACTTTCACTTACAATCAAATGCTCATCATGTATATAGTGTGGTTTCACATATTCGCCAGAATCAATAATATTACTTGATCCACCAACCCAATCTTCTGCAACTTGACAATATTCTAAATTTAATTTTCTAGTTTTATTATCAATCCAAACCGCTTTATTTAAAATATGTGCATTTTGGTATTTATCTTTTAAGATATCAACACATTTTTTATTTGGTTCAAACATATATACTTCCCAAGTTGAGTCAATACTCAATTCTTTAGACAATTTGTCATACCCTTGCCCTATATTACTACCACAATCAATAAATATATTCATCGTTTACTTTTTAAACATTGGAATTCTTGACCATGTACTATTCCATTTTGTCCCACCTGCAAAATGTCTAAAGATTACATCTTGTCTATTTAATGTTTTAGTTGGAAATCTAAAATATGGACTTTCCCTTGCCCAATCTGTAACATCCCATTCTACAGGTAATATTTGAACATTCTCTTTTAATTCCTCTAATGAGTAAATAGGTTCACACTCTTTTGTAGAATTCCAACCTAGATTTTTTACAGTATTCCATCCAGGTTGTAAAGGATCAGCAAATGTTCCTTTGATTCCTGCCAACGAATACCAACATGCTTGCTCTTGGAACATTTTCCAAAATGAAAGTTCTTTATATTTACTCCACCTAGTTTCATCAAGTAAATTTCTAAGCATTTGTTTAGTCCAGTCAGTAATTCTAAATGTAAAAGCCCCCATACAATGCGTATTGCACGAATCAATTGCATAAGCAAAGCTTTTTCCTTTAACTGGTTCGAAAGATTTCATTCCATTTACAATGCATATATCTGCATCAATTTGTGAAATAATATCACCATCTTTTAAAAATCCAACATCTATCCAATGCTTTATTAAGAAAAATCTCCACCAAACAATAGAACGCTGTTTACAATTTTCAGGAATTAACTTTAAATCTTTTATTTCAATATATTCAAATCCATGATAGTCACAATACATTCTATTACGTGGAGAATGATGCATTTCAAAATGCTGTTGCCTATCATCATTGTATGCTGCTATGACTAATAGATACTTCATACAGTAGTCAATATTTTATTTTTCCAATATTCAAATGTCAACTTTTGCATATTCCACTTAGTATTTTTAATTCGAATTAATTCCTTTTGAAGAAATCCCTCAGTAACTTCCTCCCAATCGTCAACAAAACAAATAGGTAAATCTGTATAAAATTGATTATTTATATTTCTTTTTTCAATTGGAATCGTTCTCGTGTATAAACATTCCCAAGTACGATGAGTATCTATCCCATTTCCTTGAGGGCAGATTACAAATTGATGATGATATATATTATCTAAATACTCATCAAATTTACTCCCGTTAGAACCTTGCTCTATCGTTATCCAAAATTTACCTTTAAACAACCCATAAAGTTCTTTTCGCTCTGGATGTGTATTTTGATTATGGCACATATACGCAAGATTTTTAACCATAGGAGGTTCGTCTAATTTCTCAATCATTTTTTCTTTTTTATGCAATTGAGGAAACCACCTATCATTTTCAAGTCCTATTGGAATTGATTTGATTCGTGAATTAATAGTATTTACATTTTTAGAATACCATGCTATTATATTATTTGGCAATTTGTACAAATCAGAATATTGATCAATCCCACATCCATTAGGTCGAATAATTTTATCATTTTCAATTCTACAGTCACAACTATGTGTAATAAGTATAAATTTTTTACCTAAATGTTGTATAATACTTATTAGATAAGCAGCATACATCATATGAGTATATACAATATTTACTTCCTTTAATTTTGAAGGGTCAAATGTATTAGAAAGATTATCATAGTCATCTGATAATTTCTTTTTTGGTGAATACGTAAAATCTGCTATTCCTTTAAATTTATCTCCTTGTATCCAGTCAATCATAATAGTTTAATTTTTTTATGTATTTCATCTGTTGCTAATGCACAAGAATCCTGATTATTTTTATACCAACTACCTTTGTGAATTCTATGAATATAGTTTAAATTAGGGACTACTTTTATTCTATTCCCACTTGCTAACCATAAATAAGAAAAATATGCAGCATCATTTACACCTAATTTTTCATTTATACAGCTTTGCTCGTATACTTCGACATATTTCTCTCTATTAACAAGAAAATTACCTGTATTTAACATTGTTTCAAATGATCCATTAGAAATATAATCTTTTGCATTCTGTTTAGTAACAAAAAAATTATTATATTCTGAATAATTCCACTCAATTTCTTTATTCAAACTAAACAAAGTTTCTGGACTATATAAAACATCTTCTTCTTCATTAAGTTTAGAAATAACTGAAATATAATCATTATCTATAATATTATCTGAATCTAATAAAATCACCCAATCATTGTTGCATTTTTTAACTACTTCATATTTATTTACTAATGGTTTTAGATTAGATGAATTTCGATATACAATAATTTTATTGTTAATACTATTTAAATTAAAAGTGGCATTCCACAATTTATTAAATTCATCTACACTTGAATAATCATCTAATATGATTATTTCACTGATCAAATTATTGTTTAACACATTCTTAAATGATTCAATAGTTAAATCACTCCTGTTGTATGTAGGTATAGCTAATGAAATCATACTATTTTTGTTTTAAATATAAAGCATCTCCCCATGTATGAGGACTAGAATCTGTTAAAGTTCTTTTGAATCCAAAATTTTTTAAAAAAGAATCGAGTTCTTCGACATGAACACAACCTTTGTAGACTTCTTCAAAATTTACTTCTGAATAAATAATATCAATAAAAGGTAATGTATTAACTGCTCCTTTAAATACTTCCAATTCATAGCCTTGTACATCAATATTGATCATATTAAATTGCCTTTTGTTAAAAATAACATCATCCAATTTAACCATCCTTACTGACTCACGACTATCAAAAATAATATGTGGATATTGTTTTAAATGTGTACAGGGTTCTAATAAAGAGCAACTCATACCTTTATTTGCAGTTTCCACATACATTTCCTTTACTCCTACCTCATTACCAAGTGCTAAATTATACGTTTTAGTTGTTTTATCATTTTTTGGTAAAGTATTTACTAATTCTAAATAATTAGAAAGTACAGGTTCAAAAAACATCATATTCTTAATCCCATGTCTTACATAATCTTTATACTCACCTCCATAATGTGCTCCAATATGAATAACTCCACGAATCTTCATATTATACTTTTTAACCATTTTATCAAGTGATATTATCATAACTTAAATTTGTATCCAATGTTTAGGTACAGGAATTCCGATCTCAAATGGGGTAGCACTTCCTCTTATATACCTCCAATTTCTTGGCATTATAATTGTTGAATCTTCACTTAAATATGCTGTCCATAAACTAAATGTACTATTTGCAAGTATTTTAGTTTTGCACAATTTTATTAACTCAAAATCCAAGTAATCTTCTAAATGAATAAAAGTAAGATTCCGATCAAAATATTCTACCTTGAACTGATCCTTACACCAATCTATCTCATCAGAAAATATAAATAAATCTCCTTTAGTCCTTGTTATCGCTTCATAGTAATAATTAAATGGAAGGGCATAACAATTTTCTTTCGTTATATAATCTCCTCTCCGAACATGAATAGAAACAGAATCACAGTTTGTAATTTTTTCTTTTAACTCTAAAAACTCAGGAGTAAAATATTCTTCTTTAATTTTAAATTCATCTTTTAAAAATGGAATCGTATTTTTATAATATTTAGGGTATTGCCAATATCCTTGAAAGTAACAGTTATCAACCAATTTCATTTCGTGGAAACGTTTTTCAAAAATAACCTTCTGATAAGGAAATGCTTTTTTAAGTTTAATATTAACACAAAACTTATCTAATCGATATGGCCGAGGTGGAAAAGATTCATTGTTATACCATGTATTATCAAAAACAACCTCAATTCCATATAAAGCTAATGACTTTCCAAAAGCATATTGAAACAATTGATTTCCTAATCCCCCAACAAGTTTTACTACATTCATATCAATTCTTTTATTTCAGGAATTGTAAATCTCTCTACTTCATTACTATACTTCCCATGTTCCGTAACTCTTTCATGCAAATTTTCTCCTTCCTGTAGTCCAATTTCTTTAACTAGAATTCTTACACCTTCAGGAGCATACTTTAAAATCATGCTATCTAATAAATCTCCAATAGACATTGATTTCATTTCAGGAACAAATGGGTTGGCATCTTTCCCATTTTCTAAACAATTAAATATTAAATCAACCGCTTGATCTACTGTCCAAAAAAATCGTGTTGCCTCGCGATCAGTTACAATTATTTCTTTTCCCTTCCGTATTAACTCTTTCCATTTACATAATACCGATCCAGTAGAATACAAAACATTTCCATATCTAACTATTCTATATTCAATATTTGGATAAACATGTTCATATTGTTGAAATAATTTCTCCATTAAATATTTAGAAGCCCCATACACTCCTGTCATTTGTGCCGCTTTATCTGAACTTATCCCAATAATAAACTTCAAATTTTTTTCCGATCCAATTCGTAAAACATTTAAACTACCTACAACATTAGAATTTATGCACTCAATTGAAAATGATTCTGCTAATGTAACATGTTTAAAAGCCGCCATATGGAAAACTCCTTCAAATTTACCTTCCATAAATTGCCTAACTGTAAATTCATCTGAAATATCCCCAAAATAAATTTCAAGTTTATCTTTAAACTGCTCTTTTAACATTATTAACTTACCTTCATTCCTTGCAATTGTTCTAACATATCCTCCTTTACTAATAATCCTCCCAATTAGTTTAACTCCCAAAAATCCAGAACCTCCTGTAACTAAATAATATTTTCCTTTTACAATATTCATACTAATTCCTCCTCCATTGCAACTTTAATTTTTGGCATTAGATCAGTTATATTTATCTTTCTAAAGCATTCAATTGCACTATCAGGAGAAGCATTGAGTATTTCAATTCCCATCCTTTTTGCATCTCTAGCAATCTCAGGAAAACCTTGCAAATGTCGATCAAATGGCATTTTCTTTATACTTTTATCATTTCTATTAGCATAGCGCCCATATAAATCATGCCAATGTTGATGCTCTTTCTCATCTAATTTCATATCAAAACCAAGTAAAATAATTCTTTTTGCTCCTGCATGAGCAGCTATACTTATTGCTGCCGAACCACTATTACTATTCCAACTTACTGATCTTGAATTTGAACTTATTCCACGCGGCTTACTGTCACGAGATAAATATTTAATCCAATTATATGATTCTGTTACAGGATGACAAGATATCTTTAAACCTGGAAAGAAAGCTAATTTCTTTACGTGCCTTGTAAAGAAACTGCTATCCCCAAAAAATATCATATCAATCCAATCTCCTAATAAATATGCTACATTAATTCCTATAACATGTTTATCATGGAGAAATGACATATAAGGAGAATACACACTTGGAGGGGAAATACCTTTTATAACATCTTGAACTATTTTATTAGGGATATTGAATTGTGTAGGAATTGAAGGCCCTCCTCCAATTATATAAACATCCCCTCCTTCCCATATATGTGGAACTTTCCAGATCATTTCTGCAAATCATTTATAAGAGACTCAGCAATTTCTTTTGGTAATGGTTTTTCATTTATTTTCTTACCATTCTGATCAACTATGTCAAACAAAGAATTCTCTTCCTCTATATTTAAAGCTCTAAGAGCATAAACAGATTTAATTCCAGGGGTAGGAGCAATTTGTTCAGGCGCTGGGATAGTTTCTAAGGAAACAATCACATCTCTAAACATTAAAGAAATTTCAGACGGTCTTGCTGTAAATTCTTGGTTAGGTTTTACCATTTTATTCTTCCCATTAATCATAAGATGAGAAGACCCTCCTCCTATTTTTTTCCAGCGTATTGGAGCATCTGGGTCAGCTATAACTTTAGTTTCTTCAACATTTACTACAACATTTTTAATAATTTCTTTACTTGTTTCAATGTTTATTTTTTCTTTTTCAACACTTACTTCAATCTTTTCAGCATTTGCTTTTTTTGCACGAGATATACTCATAATTTATAATTTAAAGTTTAAAAATAATCACTTGATTAGTGACTGTTAAAATTATGCCAGGTGAACGATACCTGATTTTCCATTCTGATCAGAACGAATTTGTGGAACTTGAATGGTCATCACTTTATATTTAGTGATAAATTTACCTTCTTCACTCCACTCAACATTTTGAATACCCATACCATTAACAATACGAACAGTATCAGATGTCATTTGAACTAAAAGAACATTATCAGCAGTCAATCTGTCGATAACTTTAATTCCTTTAATTCCAGAAATCTTCATAATACGTTCACGAATAGTAATCCCACTCTCTTTATTGTAATCTTTATCAATAGTTGTCTCATATGCTGTAGGAACATAAAGCATCCAAGGACCATAATGATAAGCATCAATACTTTTCTGCTTCATTTTAGCAACATCCTCAAGAATTTTATCTGGACCTGCTGCATCATTAGAGTCAAAATCTCCATCATTCCAATGTACACCCATTGATACAGTATTACGATCGGGAAAATTGATGTATGAATAAATTTTATTCCGACTACGATCATCTGTAGTTCCAAAAGCATATGTTGTATTAGTAAACAACATATCTTCTAATTTCTCATTAATTCTACGAGCGGCACGTTCAGCTAAAGTAGTATCTAATGGATTTCCAAGACTCCGACTAGATGCTAACATACGAGAATTAATTTCATAGTCAACATGAATTATCGGAATGGGTAAATAATTAGTTTGAAAATTTAAACCATCATTATTTCCACGAGTTACTCCATCCATTGTTACTATAGCATCAAGAGCCTCACTTACATCATGCCATTCAAGCACAGTTGTGCCCATTGCATTTCCAAGATTGTAAGTAAGTCCGTTAGCTCGCAAATCATCAAAACCTCCAAGACGTTGTCTAGAAACTTCTATGATTGCTTCATCTAATGTCTTCCATTCATCACGGCGAAGAGTGGCATTCGTTTGAATTTGTAACATTTGATAACTGGTTGGTAATTTGGGATTACCTCCTTTATAAACATTAATATAAGCTCTGCCATCTCTTCCAATCCATGGTCGCATACGACCTACGTCCATACGTCCATTTGCTTGAAGCTGGTTAGCTACTTGTCCTTGACTTTGACCATTTCCAATTAAGTCAACATTTACATTTAAATCCGGCATATTCTTTTCCTCCTTTCTGTTTTTAAATTAAACAATACGAATTTTCAAACGTGGATAATATTGCCCTGCTGCACTTGAATCAGATCCAGAACCTGACAAGTCACGTGCTTCAAGAGCAATACCAACAACTCTTTGACTATAGATAGATTCAGCATGCTGCGAATCAGCAGATTCCCAACTTTCGTAGGTTTTTACATCTTTCTGTAATAAACCATCACCGTTCGAAACCAACCAATCCCCTATAACAACATTCTGTGCATCTGCCAAAATAGCATAAACTTCATCTCCACGAGTTGGAATCCAGCATTGTACTTGATCTCCTGCTGCATAAGCATCAGCGATCCCTTTACCTTGCATTCCATCTTCAATAGCAAACATTATATAAGCATCTTTTCCAGCACTTGCATGTTTACGAACTTTATCTGTTGACATAAGCTCAATTAACATGCCTGGAGTGATTGCTGCATTTGCTTCTTTCTCAATAAAGACATTTACATAATTTTTCAGCTTTATTGTATTATATTCTTTTCCAGTAGCCATTTTTTACCTCCTTTCTTACTTTTTAATTTCCATTTCAATACCTGCTGGGTAAAGTGGTTCTTCACCAATAGCATTAGTATCAACAACTCGATTACCATTTAAAGAATAGTCTACTTTGACTTCTTCTTTCTTTACTGAATTATATATCTTTTGCAAGATAGTTTCATTCATTACATTTAATTCCGCATCAGACCAAGTGTCTTTTTCAACATTTGCCTGAATCCCTTTAATTAAATTCTCACGGTTTGCTTTCCTCTGAGCTTTTGCCCAAGCAAGATCAGCCTTATCCTCATCAGAAAGAGCCTGAACTTCTGGCTTAGCATTAGCATTTACTTCAGGTTGTTTTGCTACTTTTTTGGATAACAAGATATCCAAAGTAGCTTCATCCTGAGTCAATAGCCAAACACGGTTTTCTTCTGTCATGCCAGCAGCATTGCTCTGTATGATAGCAACTACTTTTTCCATGCAGTGTCCGCAAGGCACATTTTCATTACTCATTGTTTCTACCTCCATTGGTTTAAAATTATTTCTAACTATTTTTCTTCTTCCAACATCAATGTATTGTCTTTTAACTTCAACAGGAGATCCAGTTAATTCAATTTCTCCTTTTTCATTGGTTTGATACCCTTGCTTATACATTTTAGCAAAATCACCTATCATCTTTTCATAAACAACCATATTGTCATCTATGAATTCAATAACAGACAAATCTTCATAAGATTGTGCGTCTAACTTATTTTCAGATAAGTTAGTTACATCAATTCCAAAATGTTTTGCTTTTGCAAGTATTTTTCGTTTTGCTGAAGCTTTTTCCTCCGCACTTGCTCCTTGCACTTGGTTAAATCTTTCCAGAGCATTTCGAACATATACAGCATCAAATATTGGCAATTTACTTTCACTAGGTGGGTCACGTGGAATGGCATAAAATTCAGCAACTGATATTCCTAGTTTCTGTCGCTTCGTCTCCATTCCAGTTACCTCAGCATTTTCATTCATTAATTTACCTCCTTTCTTTTTATTTAATCGAATCCCACAACCATCCTCAATAGAACAAGCACCTGTACCGCCGGGCAAGAGAGCCAAGTGATCTGGTCTATGATTTTTGGCTATTTTATTATACTGTTCTCCATTCCATTCACCTGAAACACTTTCATTATCAGTAAATACCCCAACACTTACTTCAAGCATTTTACCTTCTTGTAAATTATTAAAAACTTCAGGGGAAACTTGAATTAATTTATTTTTATCTAACCATGCTTCTGCTTTTAGTCTTGATCCATCCACATTTGTTTCAAATACTTGACCGACGCCTACTGAATCGATTACTCTTGGCGAATTAGCAGAAACATTCATCCCTTCAACTTGAGGATGATCAATAACTATAGGAATCCCATCCCATGAGCTTGGAAATTTACCTAATTCAGAAATAGTATGCAATAACGCCCCATGACTACCATTATGAACACCTTCCACCATCATTGTCACAGGAACTACAATATATTCTTTACTTTGATATGTCTCTTCACGAATCTGATAAGTATCATTTCTAAAATTAATATTGACTTGTGAATTATCTACAACACCATTTGCTTGTCGTATTGCAGAAAGAGCACAAGTAGCATCCGTTCCCCCATCTTTTTTACATTTAGATAGTACAGAATTTGCAATAGCAACCCATTGTGCTTTTTGCTTATCCGTTAATCCTTTATTGTGCTTTTCCACATTACTGATATCCCACATTTTTATGCCTCCTTACTTTTGATGATTTCCAATTAATAAAGCATATATATTATCTACTGTAGCATGTTCTTCTTCTTGATTCTTAACCATAAAGTCTAATGTTTGATGCATTATATCAATTTGACATTGTACTTTCTCAATATCTTTGCTATCAGCTTTTTTACTAAACTTTTCATCAATACTTAACATTTCTTGTCTTTTAATTTGAGAAGTAAATTTTGTATAAAAAACTACAACTGATAATAATGCACCGTATCCTAATACTAAAATTCGTTCCTTGTCTGCCCATCCTAATTTAAATATAATCGAAGTTAAAATTACACCTATTGCACATCCAGCAAACCAAGTAAGAATACTCTGAAAAAAAGACCTTGCCATATTTCAAATTTATAAAACTATTTACACCATTTAACTATAAAAGAAATAATCAACATAACTACAAGTGATAAAGAAAAAACAATACCAAACATCGTAGACGAACAATACTTAGAAAATTCAATATCATTTTTATTTACCCACAAAATATTATAAACAATTAATTCAAAGAAAAAGATAATTATAGTCCAATTAACACATACTTTGAATAGATTATTTAATGGAAAAAGTGTTAAGAATAAAACCATCGGCATACTATATAGGAGAACATAAAAATATGTTCTCCAAAAGTTTTTAAATACAATTGGTCGATCTGACCAAATCATATACATGGCAAATAGTATTATAAAAATAATACCTTCTAACAAAAATTTATCAGTTAATTTCATAATATGGGAATTTAGGTGGTTTATCATCTTGTACAGGAAAACTCATAAGTAATTTAGGTGTATCTACTGGTGTCGGTTTCATTTTATAAAGGTATTTTAGTTCCAATTGTTACAATAGGTGTAAATTTATTAGGAGTATCATTTAGTCCTATTCCTTGAGATATTCCATAACCTGCACTTAGATACCCTCCAAAAATTGATATTACTCCAACGGCTTGAATATTAAAGTAATTAGGATCGTTAGAATTATTAGTCGTTCCGTCTTTTTTTAATGCTGAATTATCTCTTGTTAATCCTGTTTTTAAGAAAACATCAATTCCTATAACATAAGGTTTTTTAGTATCAGGTGCCCATTTAAAACCATAACCAATCCCTGCTATTAATCCTAATGTATAATTTCCTGTTTTGGTTTCAATTTGAAATACATCCATCCCGCTTGAAGGACCTAAATATAACGTACTATCTTTTGATACGTACTCATTAATTATAGAAATTATCTCATGTTTTGACAAATCTTTTACAGAGTCAATTTTAACAAATGGATATATCCTTAATAGATGTTTATCTTGTGCTTGTGCTTGAATTTTAAAATTACATAGTAACAATAATATTAAAAGAATTTTTATACTAAACCTTATAATAAAAGGTGGCCAATGAGGATCTATTGGTGTTGGTTCAGAATGTTTGATTTTCATAATTTTTAAGTTTTAAAAGTTAATACTAAATAATATTTACCATATGTATTATATCAATAATTCCACAACAAAGAATAAACAATCTAAAAGGCCACATATTAATCATTGGGAATTTACTAACCAACTTATCAGTAATTGAAGTAGTGCCTAAATAATCAAATTTTTGTCTAAAAGGAATTTCAGTAGTATATCCTGTACTTACTTCTACATTAAATGCAATAATCGCATCCAATTGAGCTGTAGTTATAGTTAATTGTTTTATCATATCATCTGTTATTATTTGATCACTTCCAATAATTCTAAATCCATCAATATCGATTAATTGATATACATTTTCCAAAAGAATTATACTTAATGAATCTGCCAAAGATGTAATTGTAAATCTTTTTCTATTAATTTGAGTAATATTAAAATTGCTCATATTGTCTTTTCATCTTTAACCGTTAAAATTCCACTCATAACCGTCATAATAGAAGTTCCATTTGCAATTTGCATATCATAAATGTACTTTCCTTCATTCTCAAATCCTATTACAGAAAATAATGTAATTGTATTACTATAAAGAATTATTGATGGAATAGTTCCTATTGATGTAAATGATTTTATTAAAGTTTTATTAATACTAAAATCTCTTACACTCATTGTAACAACCATTGATGTTAAATCATAATCAATACCATTTTTCTTTATTAAAAATGCCATATCAATAGAATCATTTTTAATAAATTCTAAATTCATGTTAACATATTCAACATTATATGCAATAGTTATCATATTATTAAGATTTTAATTTTACATCCACTGCACACATTCCTTTTTTACCAGGTTCTAAATCATATATTACAATATCATCCTTCTTAACACGATCAATTGCTTTCGAAGTATGAAAGAAGTATTCTTCCCCACTATTATCCGTAATAAATCCGTAACCTTTTGACTCGTTAAAAAACTTTACTTTTCCTGTATTTACTAAATTTGCCATTTTATTGTATTTTAATTTACTACCACTGGAATTACACAACATCTGCAAAAAGGGTGAACTGGAATCATTTTTTCTGCTTCATCTAGTGTATATGGTCCACCTTGTTCTAATTCTAAACATTTACCACATACTCTTTCATCTCCCGCTGTTACTAATTCTGCTTTTACTATTACTCCAAGTACAGCCCAATTTCGATACTCTTGAATAGTTGCGAGATGGTGTGCTCGAATTATCTCTGTCCTTGCTATCATTTCTGCTCTCAACCTTGCTGGAATAAATCTGCCTAATGAATCAGTTAATCCTAAATCACCAACACCTTCTCCATTTATAACAGCAACAAGTTTTCGTGCAATCAATGAAGGACTATCTCCATTTATAAAACCCTCAGCAAGTACTCGACTCATAAAAGAGGCCATTTGATCAGTTACACCTTTCAAGTCAGAAAGCACACGAGCAAATTCTAATCCCATTCTATCAAGATGTAAAGGATTTGCTATTACAATATCAATTCCACCTGTCTCTTCAATTGTAGGAACTTTATAACCCGCTTTAATTAATTCTTGTCTTGCTCTTATTACCCCACGTTGATAAGCATCTAATAAATATTTATTAAACCATACTGTAGCAAATAAAGCTTTATTCAATAAACTAATATCAACTTGCTTTTGTAACCATTCTATAAATTTTGCAATTTTATTTTGACTATTATCATACCCAAACTCCTGCCATTGAGTTGAAACAACGTCCTGATATGTTATAACGTCAGTAAATCCAAAGCAGTTATTTTCTATTACACTCTTTTTAATAACCTTAATAATCTCATCAAAACGATGCAGCATTTCTCTACTAAACAGATTTCTCAATGCTGTCGTATGTGTTGGATCAATACTTCTTTTATATATTGTTACTTCAATCATTTCACTGTTCTTGTAATAGGTTGTTTAGGTTGAGCTGCAGGTTGTGTAAATGACTTTACTGCTTGTTGTGTTCTTTGCTCTTCAAGTATTTCTGTATTCATCCCATCCTCTACACTTGCAATGTCATCTGGTTGTAATCCTAATCCATGCTTTAAGAAATCTTTTGGAGACATTACTACCTCTGCTGTTGGAGAACTTGTATAATTTTTAAGTGCTGCTGAACGGTCAAGCCCAATCTTTACACGGTCAGCTTCTGAAACAGCAAATAAATCTGACCATTTTACCGTATACTTTCCTTTATTTGGAACGGGGAGTATTTTTAATTCTATCAAACGATTTACAAATGGTCGGACAATTCTTAATTCTGCAAAATCTTCTCTACGAGATTTTACATAAATTTTATATTCTAATGTATCTTGTGCTGAACTTAATTCCCCACGTTCCGTTCCAACCAAGACTCTTTTTGGGATACCTGTCGCTGCGGAAATCATTTGAATTTGTACGTCTACATGCGTTGCGGGATCAGCAATCTGTTGAGCAAGTGCCTTTAAATCAATTCCTTCAGAAATTAATATCCTACGTAAATTATGCTCAAACTCATCTACTTGATCTTTCAAGTCAGTCATAGTAGCATCAGTAACTTGATAGTCTTTACCTGCAACACCACTATAACCTGGACGAGCTCCACGCCAAAACATTTCAGCATCACCTCCAACTAATTTCTCAAGATCCATGAGTCTGTTAAAAACAGCTTCCAAACGAGGTGAACCTTCTATTTCACTTTCTATAATATCATCAACAATATGAACAATACGACTGTAATGTACTGTAATATTCATACTGTTTCCTTGTTCTGCTTGTTGAACAGTAATATTGTAATTTAATGGTAGCCCATATCTTGGGTCAGTTGGTTCAGTAACATATGCATTTATTAAGGCACTACCTTCCCCAAAAGGACGTAAATAAACTAATTTGCTTCCTACTCTTGCCGGGTTTTTAAAATTTTCAATATTACTTGTATCATCTAATCCAAGTAAAAGTGCCCCATATTTCCCTAACCCTGCACACTTATCTGCACGTAAAAAAATAGATTTTAAAGAGAATTGATTATCTAATTCTTTCCATTTCTTTTCAAGCGCTGTTTCTTCACCTTTATTAGAATCCGTAATGATTAAATCACCTTGCCACGTTGCCTTTGCTGGACGATCAATGACTGCTTTAGCTATATCTTGCCTGTCGTACCTAAGAACAAAATCATTATATACTAATGTTGTTTTATAGCCTAATGCTTCATAAATGTCTCTTGCACCACCATATGATTGTACACCAAGAGACGATGCAAGAGACATTCGTGCTACAAGTGCACTTGCAAATGTTGCTAATTGTTCATTAGTAACTAAATCCTTATTTACTTGTTTAGATACTCGATTTACCATTACGTAATTCTCCTTGCTGTTCTTCGTTGCATTATTAAATTAAATCCTGCTGCCGTAGCATCTACTTGATCCTTGAAATTTCCAAATGGGAAAAAGCGAAATTCTTCTATAAATTCATGATTCCATTCTCCACGTAGAAGCATAATATTACCTTCATTCACTTGGACTGCAAAAGGTTCTGCACGATAAACTTTATCACCATGTGGTAAATCTTTCTTTACCACAAATCCTGCTAAATTTCTTACCGTTGCTTCTGCTGATTCTTTTCCACCTGACCCAGGCTCTTGCTCAATTCCAATTTCAAATTCCCTTCCGTCTGCTAATGCTGTTTGTTTTATAATTTGTTCCCTACGTTCTGCTGCCCATTGTCCTTTCCTAACATCTATAATAATTACATGATTGTTCATAAGTCGAATCATCTTCACGCCTGCTGTTCTCTTTCCAGCACCTTCCGTTCCAGCCTTATCCCAATATCGTATTCTTGCTACCCAACTAATTGCATTTGGAAGTGAATCTATAATTTGAAAATTAGCAACTTTAAACATACCTCCTCCAGGTGGTGTTGGGTGTTGTCCTACCTGTCCTGCATATCCATACACTCCTAAGTCTGCTTCCATTTCCTTTAACGATTTCCAACTTAAACGAGTTGGGTCGAGTAATTCATCTTTATAAAACTTTTCTAACTCAGGTGGGTTTAATTGTTCACGATAATTTCGAATTTCACCTGGAAGACAAATATGTCGAATTATTTTATCTTTCTTATCCAATAAATGTCCTGTAGGATCTTTTTGGTGAAGACGCTGCATTACCATAATTGTTACTGAAACTTCCTTATCAGCCTTACGTGTACTTGCCGATTGGTCTACCCAATTATTTGCTGTATTCAGCATAGATTCCGAAACTGCTTGTTTTGGATTAATTGGATCATCCCAAATGTTAATGTGTCCATGAAATCCTGTGATTGTTCCACCTACGGATGTTGAAAACCTACCTCCCCCAAATATTGTACGCTGCTTACGCCCAACTTCATCAACCTCCCGTATTGCTATACGGTAATTAGATTTAGTATTTTTATTCTCTTTAATGAAAATATTTGGGTAAAGTAGGGCAAATTTATCAGAACGCATAATGTCACGACTTTTCTCTGCACTTTCAAGAGAGAGGTCAGAGGAGTATGATCCTGTAATAAAACGCATCCATGGCCATTTCGTCCAACACCATACAGGAAACATAATTGAGCAAACTATGGTTTTCGTAGTACCTGGTGGGATATTAATAATTAAATCATATAATTTCTTCTCACGGTTTCCAACTCTCCCTGCAATTTCCTCTAACTCCTTACACAAATATTCTATATGCCAATTTGTCTTAAACTCGTCCTCCACTATTTCATTCCAAAATACCTGGATAAATTCATACAATGATAATCCTCCCATTGAAAGTAATACTGCGAAAGGATTATCTAATACTTTTTGAAGTACTTCCTCTTTTGCTTTACGCTTTGAATGTCTCTTTTCAATTACCGGATACTCCATGGATTGTGCTAATGTTTTTTATTGCTATACTCTTTACCATTTTTCTTTCTTCCTCTGACAAAACAGTTAAATCTAATTTTTTGGATAATTCTACTTGATACCTTGCGTCTACTTCTGTTTTGTTTACGTCTGCCCACAAGTCTCTGTGTCTATTCTTCAAAAAGAAAATAATTGCTGTTACGTCGGGGGCCATGTGTTTCTGTGTTACTTTTTTTAAGTCTCTAATGTCTCCAAACCTATCTACGTGTTGACTATATTCTACTTCTTCATAGTCATAGCCTAATGCTCTATTCCCTAATGTTTCACTAACCCTAAACCCAAACATCCATTTACCTTCTTTTAAGGCCTCTATAAAATCAAGGTTTTTAACTTTCCAACTATCAAGTGTTGAGATTGTGATTCCAAAAAATTGTGCAATGTCAACATCTCTTGCCCCTAACTTTGCTAAATAGTAAACCTGGCGCATAAAATCATTCCTAAATTTTAGTTCAAAATTACCACGCTTTACAAGATTATCAGGCTTACTATAGTCACCATTAGTAATCTTTTCTAGAATTTTTGTATTTTCCTGGTTTACCATTCTAGGGTCTACTAATGGGTAATTAGCGATTACATTTCTATGAATAGGCTCACCATTTTTCTTTCGTCTCGTTGCCATAATTTCCCGCACTATTATCTATATAAAATTACTATAATATACCATTTCACTACTCACACCATATTTTACCTAACTTTAAATAACCTGTAACTATTCACACTAATAAAAGATTACTGATACATCTATCTGTACAGAAAAATAGTCACTACTGTCAACTAAAAATTCTCTAAAATTTTTTTATAAAATTTTTTATCACTAACATAATAGTGAAATGGTGAAATCATACTCATTATAAACTATTTTACCATAACCTCTCTATTTAATAAGAAAATAATAGTGACTATTTTTATCACTATTATTCACTAAATATATTCTATAAACCTACTTTACTAATAAGCATTAAAAAATAATTAAAACAGCGAACCAACTATAATAAAACAATCAATCATATATATATACAATACATACATATGTTATTTTTTAGTCACTATCATTA